GGTGGGCACTTTATTCTTTAAAGAATAGATTAGCCCCTCAAACCTTGAAGTTATAAAGAGCTTATCAAGCGTTAGCATCCTGGGCCTTCGGCCGGGGCCTCCTTGCGTTGCTCCATAATCGCCTTATGCCACTTCTTTAGGATACGTAAATGCTTCGGAGTCTCTCGACACCTACCGCCTTCTTTTGGCTTTCGTATCGCATGGACCCACGCGGTAACCCACACCTTCTTGTCCGTCCTATACTTACATCTTTTTTTAACTTTTTCTATTTGCCTTACAATATGTTTCATAAACGCAGTGGCCGCTTGCCCGGGATCTGTTCTGTCTATCCCGTATCCGTATCGCGAGCTTTCCCACCATCGCCACATTTGAAATAGGCCAATCGCACGGGGAGTCTTCCCGTCCTTACTGAACTTCCGATCACCCTTGGCCGTCGGATTGAAGCCCGACTCTGCACAGGCGGCCGATAGAAGCATTCCTCTTAGTTCCTTGGGAACATCGTATTCTTTCTCCGTTTCAATTAAAGAATCTATGATGTCAATATCAATATTCTCCGGAGCCACACTCTTGCAGTTAAAAATTGCCTGCTCCATAATCTCATAATACTCTATCGGATCTTCCGGTTGCAAACACGGCGTTACCGCCATTGTACTTACAAGTATGCTAGTAAAAATCATTTTAGCTCTCCTTCCATGTGCATACAATTGCATGATCAGATACAAAAGTAAGCGCCTCATTATTTACCTTAACCGCCTCTAGAAGGTGAGCCTCTACTAGACAGTGTGTGGCTGTTCCATGTCCGCTTGGTCTGCCTCCAAGAAACCGGCACGGAGCATATTGGCTTTGCTCCGAAAAATCATCCGGAATAAGAAGGAGACCTTCCCCCCCCTCTTCCTCTTCATCTTCAATTAGCTTAACTAAATATCTATTATTATAACCTCTTAAGTCCTCAATTGCCATTGCCAGTACCTCTTATTATGATTTGACTTCGCTCGGGACCAACAGAAACAGCAGAAATTTTTGCCTTTAAGAAAGTCTCAATATAAGTCAAGAATTTTTTTGCCGCACCGGGTAGATCCTCGTATTCCCGACAATGGGAAATATCAGTTTTCCACCCAGGAAACGTCATATATATAGGCGTTACTTTAAAAAGGCTTGTAGGGTCTTTTATAAAACCCATCTTTTCGCCGTTCTGATCCGTGTATCCTATGCAAACCTTAATCTTGTCAAAGTTTGACATGATGTCAAGCTTAGTAACTATTAGAGAATTAAAATCATTAATTTCATCCGCATATTGTAGTGCAACTAAGTCAAGCCAACCGCACCGACGCGGGCGTCCCGTGGTCGCTCCAAATTCCTGTCCATACTCTCTAAATCGGGCAGACGTAAACTCATCCGCCTCCGACGGGAACGGACCATTCCCAACTCGTGTTGTATACGCTTTCAAAATACCAAACGTATGGATATCTTTAATGTATTTCTTAAGCCCCATAGCAGTGGGGATAAAGGCCGCACTGGTCATAGAAGACGTCACGTATGGATAATTACCATGCATTACATCTAGCATAGCTCCCTGCGCCCCCTCAAACAGGACATGCTTGCCTCCTATGCAAGCCTCTTTTATGATATGCCTAGTATTGGCAACAAAGGGTTCAAGCTTCGCACCAAGTTCTACTAATTGATTTAAGGCGTCAGTGCTCAGTCTCAACTTTTCTGCCTTGTCATTTAGAACATCTACATTATCAGGTATAATGTCTCCCAGCAGGATAGAATTTCTGGCATAAAAAGATTCATAAGCGGGACCAATGCCTCTCTTTGTTGTTCCAATCTTGTTGTCACCAAGACTATCTTCTCTTTCACCGTCAAGCTCAATATGGCTATTTAAAATCACCGGGCAGGCACTATCTACAACGAGATTTTCTGAGGTCACTTCAACACCAACCTTGGCTAGATCACTTATCTCGTGTAGCAATTGCTCCGGCCTGACTACAACACCCTGGCCTATCACATTTAGCGTGCCTTCGTGCAATATGCCGGATGGGATCAAGTGTACAACGTGCTTCTTCCCTTCTACTATAATAGTGTGACCCGCATTATCTCCACCTTGAAACCTCACAACAAGATCTGATTTCTTAGACAAATAGTCTACAATTCTACCCTTGCCCTCATCGCCCCACTGGCTTCCGACTGCTGCAAAAAGCATTTCCCCTCCGTTAAACATGCGCGTATAAAGCGCACAAAAATAGTATTATCATCATATTGATGCCGAATAAGAACACCATTGTCTCCGGCTTAGATAGCCATATCATTATCTTTCTTTTCATAGTGTCCGTTATTTTAACTCACAGGCTCCGCCAGCACAAGCTAATTCTCCCTGGAGGTCTGTTTCATCTTCCTCTTCTCGGATCTTTGTTAAATCGACAGCCTTCAAAGATGCTAGCATGGCCTCGTAAGTTTCTCTTGAACAATCTTCAAACGGAGCCTGCTTGTACGTATGATCTTTATAAGGCAAGACAGACAGTCCGTTATAGTATCTTCTATTTTCCCACATCCACTCTCCAACGTCTTCCCATTCTCGATCATGGACAGAAACCGTTGCCGATACATTGTGAGTATTCTGTCCTGTATTGTGCCCAGGAGCAACCCATTCAGAGCTAACCTTTCTAACCCTTCTTAATAGTTGAAGCGCACTCTCTTGCCTAGTAATTGATCCGCTTGGTGCCCTCTGAGGCATGGATATCACAGCCGTATCGTGTGGCCTAAAATATTCATCTTCAACAAGCTCAGGATGATGTTCAGCCAAGTATTTATATATTGCTTCATTTTTCCCCACGCGAATTCTTCTAATGTAATAATCACCATGCCAGGCGTGGATACCGGAGGATGTGCCAAGGGCGAGAGATGTGGTTCCCGCAGGCTTCACCGCCGTTAATCGGGCAGCCTTGTTGATTCCAATTATTTTGGCTACTCTCTCGTTCTCTTTTCTAATAGTTTTCGTCGCCTTGGCCATATCTAATTTAAGGACCTTGCCGGATGCAATACCCGTCATACTTACTCCCAAGAGCGCATCCTTCTCGCAGGTCCTTCTCCATATGTCTCTAAGGTAATGAAAGTCCGTATAGGAGGCTTGTAGCGTACCGATAAAGGCAGCCACGCGGCACCTCTCCTCGTATTCTTCTTGTGTCTCGACATCGGATACATTTATTTCAGTTAGGTTACACATCTGGAACGGCCTAAGGGCGATCTCGCAACAAGGGTTCGATCCCCAGTCCTTGTCATTGGAAAAATAAAACCCAGGCTCCCCGCTACCAGATGCCCTGACCCTCTCCCAGAGCCCCATAAAGAACTCCTCAGTTACCCTATGTCTCAGTAGTACCGCAGAGTTGTTCGCCCTGCCCCTCTGGGGATTTTTTTCCCACCAGTTGCCAGACTTGGCCGAGATCATTTCTTCGTCATCGGCAGAGAAAAGCGAAATAAGCGCCGCCCGCCTTATCCCACCTGCTAGAACCGCATCTGCGATATAGCACACTATATCATGCACCTCTATGGGGCTCAGCTTATCCCCGGTGTTTTTATCAGCCAGTGCACCTTCAATCTTTACCAAGCATTCCTTTAGCGGTTGTGGCCCCGGAGCCTTACCACCAGACGTAACCAGTAAAGATCCTTTCGGCCTGATATCACTAAAGTCAAATCTTAGCTTAGATGTTCCCTTAAAGTAGGAACCCGTCAGAGCCTTGACCGCATCCGCCCAACCCTCGATAGAATCGTTTACTAAAAACCGCCTAGTTCTATTTAAATTAGGCTTTTTTATCTCGGGCAACTTCTCAACGTGATGTTTTTGTGCCGAAAACCCCACTCCGGTGCCTCCCAATAGCAAAAACATAATCTCAGAAAATACTCTCCAATCATCAACAGGGCAAAAGGCACAATTGTAATTCCTATTGGGTGCGACCTCAATTGGCTTACCTCCGAATTGAAGGGCGCGCATTGACGGCAGTACTTTCTTATCAAAAACAAGCGCGTAATTCTTTTTTATCTCTTCTTTAATCTCCGGGAACTTCTTAATATGCATATCCATATTTCTTTTAACAATCTCATTCCACGTCTCTCGTCTATTCTTTTTCTTCAAGAATCTCGCGTATTTCATGTGGATTGTTACATCTGATAAGATGTCTGACGATAATGTCAACGTAGTCTTCTCCTATTTGTTCTTTAGAAATTTCTGGTACTTCTCGGCTAGGTTATTGGTCCCATCTCTATTCGCCTGCAACATGTCCTCCAGATCGAGACTGTTGTCCTTCGGCCGGCTAACATTGATCTTGCACCTGCTAAAGTCAGTGTCCACACTAAAGATCAGGCCGTCAATACCGTTTCTATTCTTGGCAATAAACATCTTTCCCTTTCCGCTTATAGTACAAATAAAGTCCGCCGGAAAACATTTTGCAAAAGCGTCCGCGATAGAATCCATGCTAACCACGTCGGCATTTACACCAGTCCTGTTCGTTTGGCTTGCAGTCACCATCACGCACTCGTTAATCTGGCCGATAGCGCGCAATTCTTCATACATCTCTTCAAGGGCCTTCGGCCTGAAATCCTTTCCAGAAGATCCTGCTCTAAGCAAATCGGCGTAATCAACGATTACAACATCCGGCTTGAACCCATTCTGCGTAAGGCGATTAATGTGGTTTTCAATCGTCTTCGGAGTTGCCCTCTTAGATGGATATTCTTTGATGACAAGTTTGCCAGGGACAGACTTAATTTTAGTTAGAATATCTCCCTTCTCCTTGTGCAAATCGTCCAAAGGGATATCCGTGATACAAGAATCGAACCTATTCCCTACGATCTCCTCAGATAGCTCTAGCGTGTAATATACAACGTTCTTGCCTTCTTTGAGAGCCGCACTAGCGATATTAACCAAGGCCATGCTCTTGCCGCCACCAGTGATGGCAATCAACACATGCAATTCCTTCCTTCCGAAACCACCCTTGGTGATCTTGTCAATTTCTTCCCAGCCAGACGGAACCGGCTTCCTTATGTTATGAGAATATCTTTTTTCAAAGTCCTCGATATAATCATGGCCTTGATCCACATCGGTGCCAAGCTTCAGTGCCGCCCCTAAAAGGCTTTGAATCTCTTCGAAAGAAGACGACTTTAACAAGGGCACAACCTTCAATATGGTCTCTTGGACTCTTTGTTTTCTACAGAAATTCAGCGCCTGCTCTTTAATATATTCTTTTTCTTCAATCTTATTAAAGTCGATACCCATCATCTCAACAAAACCAGCAAGTTGCTTTGTCGCCGGGTCTTTGCCTTCTGAGAACTGCGTCCCTATGACGGTCTTTAGAATATCTAAAGTGGGATGCACTTTATACTTTTTCTTGTAGTCATAAATGATCTCTACAAAACTTTGTAAGTATTTAAACTCCAAAAATTGTAGGTCTAATACTTCTTGTATCTGGTTTGAAAAAGTTCGATCAAATAAAATAAGTTGGGCCAGCTTCTCTTGGAAGCTTTTACCGTACTTTGCGAAGTTCGCTGAGGTATCTTTCATTTCTTTCTATCCTGTTTAGTGAAGCAAAGAGTTCATCGAAATTTACACCAAAAATGCCATCTTGCACAAGCATTTTTTTGATGCCCGACTGGTTATTCATCAGTCGCTTGCTTTTCAATTCTTCTTTTAGGGTTTGTGTTGTTTGGAAGCTTATGCTTGGAGAGTACAATTGCATTATGTCGTAGTTGTTTTTTATTATTTTCTTGCCTTCTGCAACTCTCTCCAGAGTTTTATAGCCTTGATAATTGTCCTTGCAATATTGCACAATATATTCTATTGGATGCAAGGTATCTTCCTTTAAAAAAGGAAACTTATTTGCGACGGTCTTTAGACCAACGCCTTTGATACCCTTGAGATTGTCGCTTCTATCGCCTGAAATGGCTCTCGCAAGGGCAAAGTTGTTTGGGTGGATTCCATATTCATCAATCACACTCCTAGCAGTCAAAGGCTTGTCACTACTTGGTCTAATTAGTACCGTACAATGATCTAAAATCTGAAAAAAGTCTTTATCATTAGATAAAATTACTTTTTGCCATTCTTCACAAAGATGGCTTTGACACACCCAGGAAATCAAGTCATCAGCCTCAACACCGTCAGCAATAATTTGTTTAAACGGCATGTAATTGAAATACTCAACTAATCTAAGGTGTTGCCGGATTCTACCCTCTTTTTCTTGGTCTTCCGAGCATAGGTTGTGACTCCTATTTAGCCGAATTGGTTTTCGTCCACTCTTATAATCTTTATTGATTTGCTTTCTTTTTTTTGATCCGCCTGCTCCGTCCCAAGCTATAACAACTCTTGTGGGCTTTACTTCTCTAAATACTTTTTGTAAAATCTTCAGAGTCCCCACAATTCCGCCAATATGTATACCGTTCGTCGACATAGAGGGGTTTGCGGCATAAGCACGCATGTAAGTATTTAAGCCATCAACAATCAGTATCCTATTGTATCCATCCATCCCATCATCCTACCTCTTCAAGAAGGTGCTCAGGGAAAACAACCAGTTTGTTATTATAGTAGACCTGAACGGTCAGGGGAATAGCCCCCTTGTTCTTCATGTACTTAACAACTAGACCGCAACCCGGAGAACACTTTATCTTAACAGCGGCTCCTCGTTTAAATCTCTTATTCGGCGTCCTCTTCATAAAAGCGTGCCGCCTCTCCCTCTCGGGATTCGAATTTTTGAATCACTTCGAGATCCATTAGTTGCAAAACGCGTCCCTTGAAGGTGGCATCTTGCAATTTCTCAACCCAGGTCGTCTTCTGAAATTTCGCTTCGGTACCATCTTCGTGCACCAGCGTATACCACGCGCCTGCGGACTTCAGGTTCTCCGAGCCCTTGAGGGCATCCAACCACGACTCTTCGTCTCTGATCTTGACATCCTCCCCCCAAAGAATCTTAAACTGGCAAGTCCTGCCCATCGTACCGAATCTAGACTTCTTGATTTTAACTCCCGTCTCTGACCCGATTCGGAATCCTTTATCGTCATATACAAAAGATGCTTTGCCTTTTCTACCGGTCAACCATATTCGCAAAGAAAACGAATAATGGAAGGCTTTGCCACCAGAAGTCACCCAGGGATCGGTATATTTTTCAGCTATACTCGTAGTTATGTTCGTCTTAAGTTGATTTAAAACAACCAGAGTCGCATCCCTATTGGCGATTACTTGAGTTAGCTTGGATAATGCAAGACTAGATATACGAGCCTTTAATGCAATATCGCTTCTTGGATTGTATCCGCCTTCAAGCTCTGCCTCACAAGGAGTAAATGCGTATGAGTCCCATATAAACAGATACTTATCATCCGTATCCTTTAGTAAGGTTTCAATAGCATCAAAAACAAACTCCACCGACTTAGCCTGGGTATAAATTAACCCATTTAAGTCGCAACCTGCTCTGTTCAAAAACGAAGAATCCAGGGCTGATTCAGAGTCAAAATATACAACTTGAATCCCCATCTTTTGTGCATTGGCAGCCACTTGTGCAGCCAAGTACGATTTGCCAGACGACTCCAAACCTGCAACTTCTGTCACCTTTCCTACCGGCACCCCCGCTAGCTGGCCTTTGCATATAATGCCATCCAGCCAGCGGGAGCCCGTAGAGATCCATTCTTCAACGTCAGTAGGATTTTCTTTTTCTAAATTATAGGCAACTGTCATGCCTGCCTTTTTATTTAGAATATTCCTAATTCGATCAAAGCCGGATGTTTCTTCTTTACTTGCCATCGAGGCCCCCATTAGCTACCTTCTTCTAGTTGCTTAAATACGGCATCAATCTCTGATTCCTCAGACCCTCCGGTGCCGTACTTCTGTACCCCTCCGGACTCTCCTCCCGTTGGGTCAGCAGACAAAAACTTGTCTAGCACCCCCGCTACGTCTACAGAAGTCTTCTTATTATATTTTTCATTTACATCCGGCATCGTAGCGAAAATTGCGTCAATTTCCTTTTTGGTCCCCGCTAGTGGACTATTATGCCGCTTTGGAACAACCTTCGTTGCCAGTTGGCGATTCTTGGCCGCTTCAGAATCATAAGTAAGAGTTAGATCAAGGCCGTCTTTGACATTGGTGATGTCCTCGTACTCGGGATTGTTAACATAGCCGATCAGATCCCGATAAATCGTTCGAGAATAATTCCAAAGCTTAACGGTCCCCGCTTCATCACCACGAACAACAATAGGAGATACGTATCGCGCCGATGGCAGCAACTCCTTCGCACTCTTTGTATCGCCCTCCTCATAGAGGCCCCATGCGAACTCACAAATAGCACATGATTCTCCATAGTTCTTCTTCGGGCATAGGAATGGTGCCTCTTCGCCAATTCTATAATGTACATGGAACTCCTTAAAGGGATCTCCATCCTCGGGGCACAGGATCCGAATTTCCTGGGAGCCGTCTTCTGGCTTCCAATTGAGAGGATCAACCCTCTTTTCTCCGCCCTCTTTAAGGGCGCGATACTTCGCTTTCATTTTTTCCATGTCTAACATTTTAAATCTCCTCTTGTTGAATAAAATGTGTGTGCAACCTACAGTACACCTGAACACCCTCATACTCTGAGGGATGCACAGAATAGCTCAAGCTTTTCATGTCTTCACCGGACATGCTTTTTACTTGTTGTTTGATCTTATAAAGAAGATTCGAATCCTCGTCAAGGATCTTTTCGTTTACCACGTAAAAAATCTCCGTGTTCCTTATATTGTGCAAATCAAAGCACATCTTGCTCTCATTATCATTAAAGGAAATAAAGCCTAATGTGGATATCCTACTAATATCGTCTACTTCTCCATTTTGCTCAAATACGCTATCTTCCTTTTCATAAAAATTGCACAAATCATACGAGCGCGCTATGACTTCATTAATTGAGTCATTTAATTTTAACAGCGGGACTTCTTCTAATATCTCATGTATCTTCTGATTGTTGAAAAGGTACAGCTTTCGAAAGATCCCAGACCTTGCCATGTTCTGTAGGACCTGGCGTACAATATTTTCTCCCGTCCTGCTAATGCCATTCAAGGTGTCCGTATCTGGCTGCACATAAAGCACCTCTATATTCTTGTCTTTTATTTGCTCTAGGATTGCTAGCGCCGCACCTGATATTTTGCCGCTACCGGCCATTATGAAAACGACATTCTTAGTGATGCCTCTAAAAAAAGTCTTCAGTCTCGGTACTGACTCTTCTGCCTCTTCCATAGAGGCAATCTTGGGAAAAGAAAAACACCTCGTCCCTTTGATGCCAACATCTATTTTATAGACTTTATAGCCTTCTCGATCCGAGAACTTCTCTGCGATTTTGCAGCCCGCGCCGCCTAGCCCTATTACAGTCTTCATTGCGCCCTCATGTCTCCGTAATTTTTTCCCGCTTTGATATTGATTTTAAACTTTCCAAGTCTTGTATTCTCAAGAATTTCTCTTACTTCTTTTAAAAGGTGGAGTTCGGTTTTATCAACGTCTAGAACAAGACAGTCATGAATACAAAATAAGATTTTCGAGTTATGCAAGCCCAACCTTTCTTTCACCTTATACACTTGTTCAAAAAATAGGTCATTCGCCGTGGACTGTACTACGTAGTTTAATGCAAAAAAATCCGAATCGCATTGAATAACTCTATCATACAAGTTTTTAATTTGCCCATCCTCATAAAATTCCTCACAAATTTTATCTTTATTGAATATCTTTTCAAATTTTGCCGCTTCGGGAATCCGCTTTCCATATAGCCAGCTAAAAGCCTTTTTCTTGCTCTCTTCTCTCGAAATAGTGTCTAAAAACACCTCTTTCCTTATCCAGTCGTGGATATCTACGGCGGGCTGCCTCGCATTACTCAGCCCCAGCAGTACTCGTAAATCCATTGCATTATAATCAAATTCAACCAACAGGTCCTTTTTTGGTGTTATACAAACTCGCCTTTCTTTTGGCAGATTTAAAATTGGAAAACTATTGCTTTTTGTAGCCAGTCTTCCAGTTTTAGCACGAAACATATCGTATTTGATTCTTTTATTCGAGCAATCAAAATTCCCCTCTATCTCTTTCACCACATCATAAATCTTAGAGAGACTCTCATAATTATCCGGCTTTCCGACAGTGTTTAATATGTGTTCAGCAATAGCCTCAAGGACTTCCCGACGCTCTTGAGCAACCCATCCGGCGTATAATTTCTCATCCTCATCTAACCCCAGCGCCTTAAAAGATCTCTCATATGATCTCAACACTCCTTCAATCTCAAGCATCCTCTCTTTTAAAAAAAGGGGGCATTTCTTGATTAAATCGCCCTCACGGCAATAAATTGAGGCTCTTTTAATTAACTCTCTACTACTCATTCGACCTCTTTATTTTTGCTGTTCCAAAAATAAATTAACGTACCGACTGGCCTCAACCAAGGGATTGCCTCCGGAGGCCTGGTTATATATCGAATATATATCAAAAATTAGCTTTTCTCTCAAGCTCTTATTAAGGGATATCTCCTCTTCAAGTATCCTTATGTCAATGTATTTTCTGATCCAAAAAAAATCGTCAAAGAGTATTTTATAATAACTTTCTTCGTCTATAGTTTCTCTTTTTATAACGCGGCTAATAGTCTTATCACATTCTTCAATGCGAGCAGGATATGTAAAATACAAATTTGAGGCTTCAGCTAAATCCGTTTGCCCAATTAAACTCTTATATGAAAACAGGAAGAAGTCTTTGAGATATTGTATGTCTAGCGATGCTGTCTTAATATAAAAAGAGTCAAAAAAGTTATCTTTTGTAATATTATACTTATTCATATAAACGTGCAAGTTTTCTGAGTTCAAATTCGCCACAAGACGCCATGGGACGCGCCTATCAACTAAAAAACCGGCCTTCGCTGCACTATTAACGTAGTTACTAAACCAGACCTCTTTAATAAAATTTGCATTTTTTATAAAAAGACTCTTTTGATCCGACAGCAACTCTATCATGAGCCCGCTTATACACGGATTTACAAAGCTTAAGTTAGACTTAATAAATTTTGTAAGCGTAATAGGTAGGTTTCTATCGTCATGCCTCAGGGTTTCAATGTAGTGGTCTATTAAATTTTCTACTCTTACTATTTTTCTCTCATCTTCAGTGCCAAACAACCCTCTAGCATAAGACTTATGGGCTGTGTTTAAATAATTTTCGTATACCTTTCTAGCATCCGGCGCTGCCAGAGTCGCATCTGACGTAAACAAGCGGCTACCAACCGCCCCCTTGCCCTCTATTGGTCTAAAATTCATATCTTCTTGAAATTTAAAAAACGCGTCGTGTACAAAGTTAAAAACTTTAAATCGCTTATTTTTAAAAAATAACATTTTTTCATAGTCTGGTATAACGTATTCTCCGTTGTTATTAACCTTGCCATATTTGCTGTTTTCCGTCAGATCAATCGAATTACTAAAATCCGCTATAATTTCGTATACGGAACTATCAATGGCATTTCTAATGGACATTATTTATTCTCCAATTTCCGTCGCTACCGATAGCCTGGCCAAGCCCTGGATATGAGGGTTATACTGCCAAATGCCTGCTATCTTTGTTATATATTCCGATGTAGTTATTTCGCCACGAATATCCATGGCAATATAATAACCGCCTATGCCAATTTGATCCATTTTTCTATACGAATTCAACCCCAGGTAGTTACCATCAATATAAAATAGTTGGCCCTTGTCAATTAAGTTATTCCCATACAAGGTCAGTTGCACATTGTATGGATTCCAAAGAACGAATGTGCTCGCTCCAGATGTCACCGCCGAGATCCTTGCATCTCTTAGTTTCGGATCGTCAATTTTTGAAAAATCCGCCGAGATTAAAAGCCCCCGATCTAATCCGACCCTAAAATGAGGTATGCCATTTTCTTCATTCGACTTCTGCGTTCCATCTAGCTTTTCAAACTCGTAAAAGTCTACATAGTATAAAAGAAAGCTCCCTATATCATCCGGCCTATCTCTTCTTTTTCTAGACAACATAAACTGGTCGCCCATATCATCGCCAACCAATTTGCTGCTCATATAATACTTATCCGGGCCCGAAGCTCCAGCACCCGTTCCGTTAAGCTCGCTTAAGATATCACCAGCGGCGCTTGTATCAAATAAGACCTCCTGGTCTGAACCGAGCTTAAAGAGCCTAGCCTCTTCTCCGGATAGAAACTTTTTATGGCCATTCTTTTTTCCAATAAAATTTCTACGTCTTGGTATTATTCTCCTAGGAACAATTGCGCTCGTTAAATTGTCCTTGTTAATATTGTCCCTGTCAAAGTCCATTAACGGTTCAACGTACTTTTCAAAAATTGCGTCTATAAGCTCCTGGGCCGATATTTTTTTACGCTCTGTTCGAATCATATAGTTTACTAGAAATGCTCTGAAAGAGTCCATTTCAATAGGCAAATCAGCCAGGTTAAAGCTCTCTATGACTTTGCCACCTCTCGTTCTAATCCTAGCCGTTCCTAAAACAGGAAAAACCCGCTCTGACACAATGCTTTCATCAAACGAAAACAAGCAATCTACTATATCTCCTAGCTTAGTAAAAAATATCGGAAAATACTGCGAGTCCGGAGAGTCTCCCGCATGTTGCTCCGTCCACACCTCAAGTTCTTCCTCGGTCTCGAAACCCCCCAGTCCGGTCGTCGGGTCGGAGGCGACAACAAGACTCTTCGGATCGCCGTCTAAAACAATCGCCGCAGGAGAGGTTATCGGAAGAGAATCCCTTGGTGACAGGCTAGCCGCATTATCAATATCGGTCTGTGCGCTGTTTAATACCGCGTTTATAAAATTTTCTTTATTAAAATCAACAGATGACAAAATAGATGGCCCAAGATAGAGAGAGTTAACATGCTTAAATTTTAAGCTCTCCATGCTTACTGCCATTTTTTCAAAAAATTCTTCAGTTCCATAAACTTTTTCAGCAAAAGCGCCATCGTATTTGAACTGGGCAGTACTTGCCATATCACCAATACCACCGATAATAGACGGTGTATAGCTAAAGGCGTTAACCTGTACATACCCCAAATGAGGGCGAATACCAAAAAATAAATAATTTACAAACAACTTCTTTGCCGTAGTATCCAAGACGGCATTAATGTGTTCTATCGCAGCGGAAAGGCCATCTTTTTGTAGAGTGCTATTTGAGCCGAATAACATATCATGCAAAAACACCACCAAAATCGCCTGTATCTGATTTTGTTTTGCCTGTCTCCTGATTTCCTTAGAGAGAGGACTCTTGATATTGATTGTGACTACTTCCTCATTCATACCCCTAAGAACACGAACTGGGATGTCTGTATTAATTATATTGCCATCCAATAGATTCGCGAGCCTATCATCAATTTGTTTCGCGATTATCGTCTTATACGTTCCCTGCTTATAAGTGTCATTCAAGATCCTCACGACATCTTTTTTATCCGATGCCGACATTCGATCTTGTTCATGGGCGACTTCAAGACTTTTAATCGCATCGCCTTCAACTATTTCTAAGTATCTAACAATTTTAGAGACAGTCTCTGCAAAAAGAAACAGCTTATCAACCGCCACCGGACGATCAGAGGATTCAAACCTGCTAAAAATATCCCCACGCACCTCTTTAAAAACACTCAATCTTTCAAGTGAAAATACATTATTGCTGGGCCGCCCCATGATGCCTTCCCTGGCTGCCTGGTATACAACAGAGACTCTTACCGACCCGTCATGATCAAAGTTGATGGTGTGGTCTACAATGTACAAGTCGAACACCTCTTTCATACCAAGAAAGATGCTTTTTTCCTCTCTCGTTAGAAGCACTTCGGTTGGGTCATCCGGTTCCGACCACCCAACCTCAATCTTGAGCGTTTTTTCCTCAATGTGCTGCTTATCGCTCGCTATCGTTTGAAACGGAAACGTAATGAGTTCCGTCAGATCACTATTCAAGAAAGAATACAGATTGTCAAAAGCTAAATCGATCGTCAGTGTGATATCTTGATCGGAGGGTCTCTCGTTACGAATAACGTATGTTATTCTTTCGACCCCACCCGCGCCTACATCACTTGCAGCGTCGTTCGTGACCAACGTTGCACTATAGGGATCAAAGTCCTCTACTTCATACGCAGTCTTCATAAGAATCTGCTTTTCTTCTCTTTTTCCTACGGGAGATACGGATCCAATCGCTTTTTTTGTTCCGATCTTATAAAGCCTTATATACGGCATTAAAATAGCCAGTTGTTCATTTCTAAACGAAGTAAATATACTTCGATCCTTGTTCTTTGTTACAAGAAACTCGCTTTTGAAATTTCGGGGCTCACTCGGATTTAATAATCCAATATATTTATAAGGAACAACCCTATACCCTGGTTCGTTCAAAAGCTCAGGCATAACTTCCAGTAAGATATCCTGAAATCTTTCAGTGCCCTTCCTAAAAGCACTTACACTTATATTCCTCTCAGCCATGGACTAAACTCCAAAAATAGCAAGAATTTCTTCTAATGGATTAGGGATAAAGATAGTCTCTCCAATCTTAATCTCGTGTTCCGAAGACTTCTTATTAAAGAATGCAATTATCCACCATAATTCGGGAAAGCCATAAGATTGATTTGCCACATTATAGAGCTTGTCACCTACTTTCCAAACATAAGGTGTTAATTGTAATCTCTCCATCTGTTTTTCGTCAGGGTAGTTTAAATCAGGCGTTGTGAAATGCCGAATGTATTTAACATCCCTCTTGTCAAAAAAGCTTTGGTACTCGCTTCTTTTATTTACGACGATATCTCTGTTTTTATACCTATCCATTATTTAAGAATATCCTTTGTAAGCCTCGCATCTACCGCATCAATAATTGTTGCGCTCAGTTCTTTATCCATTGAAATAGAAGCAATCTGTTCATTCGGATCCACGGCGAAACCAGAAACGCCATTGAGAACGCCCCCTCCGTGTGGGAACGTCTGAACATTCTTGTCTGGCGTATCTTGATGCCATCCCGGCGTATGCGTGTGTAACACCGTAAACGTTCCGGCTAGGGCAACAGATTTCGGATAAATGTTGACCCCTTTATACTTGGAGTTTGTTAACGATCCCTCGGTTTCTCCACTTGCGTCCCTGGTCTTTATTCCTTTTCTAACAACCTTAAACGCCCCCATGCTAAAGTCCGGTGTATACGATAGTCCGCTTAAAAATCCGTATAAATACCCGGCGTCAACTTGATTCTGAATTAAATTACCAAACTTGATTCCTATTACAGGTCCCGCCGTAATCGCTTTCCCCTCACTAAATTCTCCCTCAAACTCATATCTCGGATAAAGCATGGAAAGTAACAAGTCAATTTTAGCATGATTGATCTCCGCATGTTTAAGACCATGAGCAGGAACATTCCACCCCAGGGTAAATATTCTCGTTGTGCTTCTAAAGTTAACAATAGGGTCCATTCTACCATAAACACTTTGTGAACGCCAGTCCGAAGTGAATGTTTCTGAGAAGCCCTGAAGATACGCCGAAAAGGCCACTTCCCTGCCTGTCGGTACATGAAAGAATTCAAGCTTTAAAAGATGATCTTCAACTATATTCCTCTCACCAAAATTGGCAGCCTTAGGCGTTTTGGTAGTTAACTTATTTAGCTTTTTTACATTTTCATTTACTTCAGGCATTCTAATCGTTCCTAGGCTTTACTAAGTGCCTTTGCTACGTGACTTGCTACCACTGGTGTTATCTGTTCTGCCAAGATCGAAGCCACTCTCTGGCCATTTAATATAGCCTCAATTTGGATTGGAGGTATCGCCAGGTTCGTAAGTTGGACACCTCCTTGTGGTGCTCCAATGGGGGATATTTTTGACTGCGCTATTTCTGCATGTCTGGCCGCCTGAGCAAAAAAGCCAGCCATGGCAGCAGGCTTATCAACATCCAAACTTTTAAGCTCAGAAATAACGCCCTTTAACTTCATAATGTTGTCCGCATTGAAATTAAAATTAATTCCGCCAATGGCAGAGAACTGAGCTAATAAGCCCCCCATTTCCCTAAGGGGCCCTACTTTAATGTTATTAATGCTAGACTGCAACCCGGAAAGGTTACTGCTCAACTGGCTAACCAAGGAAACCTTGCTTTCATCCATGGCGTTTACCGCCATAGACAACTGGGCCACATCTTGGCTTCCCTTGAACGTTATCTCTTCTGGAACGCCGCGTATTGCGCTAACCAGCTTCCCTATACCAAAGGCGGCAACGCCAACCCCGGCAGACACAGCAGCTATTTTAATCGCAAGACCACTCATCGCCGTTGACGCAGCGGCAGCGGGCCTGGGCATCATCACTAAGGTGTCAACATATCTGGTCCCCATAGACGCTGCGGCCCCGGTGTTACTTGCCAGGCCTCCAAACGTGCCGGTAAGCTTCGTTAAAACACCCCCGGCTGCCCCTGCTCCTCCGGAGAGCCCCCTAAACATGCCAATCAGGCTACCTACACCAAGAATCATTTTTCCAATATACATACCACCGGCCAAAGTAGCCATTACGGAGGCTAAATTCCACGAAGAACCAGTCGCTTTTATGATGCTATCATTTAATTCTAAAATCCAGCTTAAGAACCGCCCAGTCGCACTAGCCACTCTTGTAATTTGTTCTCCATATTGGTTAAATATAGCGGTAAGCTGCTCCATAATGCTTACCGTTAGCGCTGCCTTCTTGCGGGCCGCGTCTTCTGTCTCAGCTTGATGTTGTTTATATGCCGTATACTGCCTAGTCGTCATATTGAAGATACGCTGTGCCGTATCTAAATCTCTAATCCCCGCTGCTGTCTGGATTGCAAGTTGCATATGCTTATTAAGCTGATTGAACTGTAGCCCTGACGCCTTCATCGATTGAATGATATGTTCGACTCTCTCGCCTTCCGTTGCATTTAACATTCTAACACTGTTCAAATACGGGCCGCCCAAAAGGGCATTTAAGCGTCCAACGTGACGAGCCGCAGTATCAAACGTATCATACCTAGACGCAATCTGCATCAAATCACCAATTGAAATGCGTAGGGATTGGGCCTGCTTGGCCATCTGAGCAAACATCCCCCTCGCAGACTGCCCGTATCGAACAAGAACAGGCATGGCACGGTTAAATTCGTCTACAAGGGCTCCAGCGGGCATCCCAAGCTGTTCTGCTAGGCCACGAAGCTCAAGAAGGTATGCTTTGGACTGGGCAACAGTATTTCCAAGTGTTCCCATGAGATAATCTTGCGCCCTGGCTGCCTGCTGTGTCGAGATTCCTAGTTTAGCCAATACAGCGTTGAACTCGGCCAACTCCATTCTAGAGCTTTTGGTTAAAAGTCCAAAACTTCTAAAGTTGTTTAATAGTGCCGATATAGAGCCCGTAACTTGTCCCATGGTCATCGCAACTTGTCCGTTATTTCTCCAGACGCGTTCGATTTCCATATTATACATTCCAACTAGGCCTGTGCTCTGCTGAAACTGCGAGATAACATTGCTATATTCCATTGCCATTTTCATGGTTGAGAATATTATTTTATCTAAGACAGAACCCAGCATATTTGCAGGATTGAGCACCCTGCTGGTGATCGTCCTGCCAAAAGCCGACACACTCTGCGTTAATGCAGATATTCCTCGACCTCCTTGTGTAGAAGCGGTTAATATGTTTCCTAGGAATTTTTGTGAATGGTCCGTAATTCCCGCAAATCGCCGTAGTAGCGAGTCAGCAGCGCCGACTGCTTGCGTTTGGGCACCCACAATGGCATTTTCCACCGCTAAGCGCCTCTCGGCATTCATGAGGCGTTGGCGTTCAAGGGAGACACTCTGCTTTACCGCTGTCAGGTCCTCCTTTGAAAGGCGGACACCGTTTTCATGCATATTGAGCTTTTTTAGCTCTTGAGCCAAGGCTTCTCGTGCATTGTCCACTTCCTTCTGTGAGACCGAGAGTTGTTCTTGGCTAATCGAAACTCTGCTATATAACTTATTATTAATCTCTTCGCTAAGATGATTAACTTGGTTCATCGCATCCGCAAGATAGTTTGCGTCAATCTTAGCTTTTTCGAGATCAAAGTCTCCCGTTATATCTACATTAACGCCAGATCCCGCTGCGGCTGCACGCTTAAAGCCAGACTCAATCGCGGATATAATAGAAGTTTGAAGCTGTCTTAGGTCTTGTCCATTGGCCATTCAAATGCTCCTCACTTAATAGGCCATCTGATGCCTGTCTCGCCTTCAAATTTCTTTATCGCATCCATGAGGTTTAATTTATTTTGAAAGGTACGAGGGTCGTTAAGTCCAAACTTTGCTGCTGCGTCTAGATACCTTCTTTCACCCCCTAGGGCACCTAGAAATGAGTCAACTTCGGCCCTCGTACCAGTAACATCAAACTTGCCGACACCTGCACCTTTTAGGACCCATTCAAGCCATCCGCCAAACATAGCAAGCCAGGACTCATCGAGCCGACCCGTTCTGTTGACCCCTAGATAGATTTTATGAGTCGCTATGTCCAAAGTGTGCTCCTTACACCGGTCTATAAATAATTAGTAAGAAACACAAAATAGCTCTAGCTATTCAAGTGTTACTTTTTCGGATCCAGATGCCTTCTCGTACTCTTTTTGCTCATCTTTCTTGCGCTCAACAAGCTGCTTGTAGTACCAGTTTCTTAGTCCAACAGGCAGAGAATACGCCTCGATAAAGCTCCACCCACCATAATATTTCATCTGGTCTATCTGAGTGTGCATGTCAACGCCATACTCAAGAGCGTATTCCTCCGGGAAGAATAAGTCGCTCCTAAGGCTAATCTTGACAATCTCGTTGAGCCACTCAATTAGCTCCTTGGGTATAAAAAATCGATACCGATAGGAGGCTCCACCTCTTCCTCGTATCCACAAGCCCCACAAGCGTAATCCTGTTTCAGATCAATGCTTGGGTTCAGCATCTTATACTTTTCCCTGAGGAAGGCCAAATCGGCCGCTGGGGCGCTCTCTAGGAAGAACTTTATGGTCTCTGTATCATCTATATCGTTAACGCTGACAACAATCTGTTTTAGCGTGTCTGACGATACGGAATTAAGGCTTTTATTCTTCTTCTTATCGGACGTAACGATATCGAACATCCTCTTTTCATCTTCCCCGGTTAAAAGCTTTACTTTAACTACTACTTCCGTTAGAGGCAGCGTAATCGAAAATTGAGACCCCTCTAGTCTTGCCACATTTAGTTCCGTAGGGTCGTCTTCCGTATATCCCTGGTATACATTGGTCTTTTCCAGGTCAAATGCAAATGTTGTCGCATCGCCACAACTAGGACATGTTACTTGCGTTTTATATTCATTCGTATATGCCGTTGCACGAGCCGCAATCACAAGTGCGCTCTTGTCGGCAGATAACAATTGATTAACATTAATCTCCGACGGGACAAGGCTTTGCAACACTTTGTCAATCGCGACGCCTCTTCTGATATATTCGACATTGGTCAACATATCTTCTTCTTTTCCAGTCATAAAGTTTATTTCAACCGTATTAGCACCCTCTAGAGGATGCCCCTCTGGATAAAAGCTTCCCGCCGACGGCAAATCAACATATTCAGTCGGTTTTGGGAAATTAAGCAAATTCTCCATTGCCTCAACAACAGGAGAATCGCTAGAAGAACCATGGACACCGATTCGTCCAGAATTCCTATCTACACTCATTAAAAACCTCTACTTGTTATTAAACGCCTAGGACGCTTCTCTCGTATCTCGCCCAGTCATACGTGATATCGACCGTGCAATCAACCAGCGTATCGTCCGCATAGCTAAGGTCACCGAAGGTCGCTCTTGAAATAATAGGATTATTTAGAACCCACGTACCAACAGTAGTTCCATTCGCATGTAGTTCTTTAAGAGTAATAACACTACCAATATTCTCGGATACCGCTTTCTTTGAAATAGTTTTTGATAGCTTATCAGTCGTCTCAGATGGATCAACGTATCCGAATGAGAGCAGAAGCTCATACAATCTATTTGCAGCGTTCTCTTGAACGGTGTCAACGAAGGTGGCACTAATCGGATCCCAGGAAACTCGTCCCGGGAACCGGAAATTGTAATCAAGAAGAGCGTGCTCTTGGATACCAATGGAGTAGGAGGGCTTCGTTACTGATCTACAGAAGTAACTATCTAATACTTTACCAGTTAGAAGTCCAAACTCAATCAAGAATCTATACTTTCTTTTCGGTTGTAAATCAGGGCTTGTCCAAAACGTTGATGCCATCCTTAAATTCTCCTATGCTATGCATACTCCTTTTAATTAGTAGTAGCTATATTTTTAATCGCTAAATGATGCCCCTGAATTCGTTATAATGAAGTCAATCAGGAAGAATTCAACCGCCTTGGTGGGCTTAAGGAATAGCTTCGCATAAATTGTATTCTGGTCAATCAAATCCGGCGTCGTCGTGGTTTCGTCCAACACCAGCTTGTAATCATCAATGCCGAATCTAGATCTCATATCGTTTAGAATCGGAGTTACGTTATTGGTGAATCTTGACCACGTTGCAGGCACATTAGGCTCAAACAGAAGCTGCGCTGCGACTTGGGAAATGGCCTTCTTGGCGAAGACAAGCATTCTTCTTACATTAATTCTATCAAGGGCCGATGCCTTTGTTTGCATCGTCTTTTGACCGAAGATCACAATGCCTTCAGACGGGAATGATGCAATCGGATTAATATTGTCAGCATACAGGTCGTCTCTTTCCTTGGCCGATAGCTTGTGCGAAATGTTTACAACAGTCACACCAGCGTTACCGGCAGTTAGCCCACCACGGTTAAAGCCAGCAGGCGCAAACCAGGGTGCCTCGACGAGATCCGTAAAGGACATGGCTCCAAGAGCAACAACAGACGGTGGTACCCAAACCAGGGCATTGCTGATCGTGTCTCTAATCTGCACCCACGGGAAATACGTTGCACCATAGCTGTTATTAATAAACCTATTTCGAAGAGTCGTAATAGCGGTTGATACAACCGGCTTACGAACCGCCTCAGCGAGTGCAGACTCTGCCTTGGGAATATAATCATTCTCAAGGTCAATGACGGCAAGCGCATCGCCTCTCTCTTCGCACATCTCAATGAGATATTGTGTAAGACTCGGATTCTTAAGACCCGGAACAGAAGCCAAATTGAACTCGGCATCTTCCGGCTTACGAATTGCGTCAACGGCTCTTCTAACAGTGTAGTAATTTGCACTATTTAATTCACCAAAAACAGTCCCGCCATTCAGCGTTCTTAAGATCGGCTCTTTTTCTGTAATGTCGAAGCCATCATAACCACCAAACATAACAGTGGTGAATTGATCATAGCCAGCATCCAATACGTTTTTATAAGATGAGCCACTCGTTGGAGAGAGGACCTTTGCCCCCGCCCCATTGGTGACAATGCCAGCATTTACAGCACCAGCAGTAAATGATCTTCCCTCGACGCGCAGGAACTCCTGGTACCTAGCATGCTCACCTGTATAGCCGGCAACATGCGGGGCCGTCCCCTCCGCAGAGCCACTGTACGGGCCAATATCATCAAGTGAGAATATAAAAGAATTCTCAGTCTGTGTATTTGTCGTAGTGGAATCCAGTGTGTCAGGGAATGCACGAAGCAAGTCTTTAACAGATTTATCGAATAGTCCGTTTTCATCATCGGTATATACACCGAAATAGGCGTCGGTCGAATTGGCCAGCGCCCCGCTGACGTCCAGCGTACTCTTTCTTAATTGCAATCTTGGGTATACAACCGTGCCAGTGAAGAGGCACCCGCCCGTAAGGGGCTGAGCGGTTTCTCCCAAGAAGGCCGCAATGTCATTGAAGCCTTGCACAGGAACAGTCCCGACTGCAAGAGTACTATCAGATTGTGAGTCTACAACGTATGTGACATCCGTGGACGAGAGCCATCCGCCTCCACGACCGCCAGCGACGCCTCCAGGGGTGGTTGCGACAGAAATAGCAGTTTCGCTTGTGCCAACTGTCGTATTTGTTACACTCTTAAAATTAGAGGCCCCTGCGGCCCCTGCGGCTTCGCCTAGGTTATACCCATGCCCATCTCCAATGAGGCCCCATTTTAGATATCTTTGAGGACCGAAGGCACCAAATGGTAGCCACTCCGGCTCGCCATTGTCTTCAAGAGACTCGTTCATTTCAACACGAATATAATCAGATTGGTTTACAAACTGCCCATACTCAATATTTCTTCTTGACGCCTCATCCCAATCAGCATATCTATCACCAATTCTCTTGGCAATATAGTTATCGGAATTTGGATTCAAATTACAATTAGTGAATACCTCAACGTCTTGAATGTTTACGTCTGAGTCTTGCATGCGTCTCACTCTTACGGTGAACGAGCCATAGGGGTCTGCATCGGGGTTCGATGAATAGCTAATATCACTAATTGACACCTTATACCGTGCCTGATCGTACTCGCCTCCGTTTCTGCCATGCAAGCGGAACAACCTGGGCATGTTCGCTGCCCGATACGCAGTATTATTATCGCTCATGTCCTGAGCAATAAACCAGCCGGTGGCTGCTCTTTGGAACGCCTTTCTATTCTCTGCGTGATTGACGTTCGTATTGCCCATTCCAAAAATCGCGCCATGCCAAGTCGTAGAGCTTCTAAGGGAGGGTATTACCCACTCATCCTCTCTAAGCCATTCTTCATATGATTCTCCTAACCAGTATGTTTCAGTGGTATCCGCAGAATACAAATCAGTATTAGTCTTCGCAGGATTTGTATTAAACACCTTTCTAATAAACAAATCAGAAGTCTTATTAAAGTTAAATCTCGTCCCCTTGCTAAGGGCTCCCGAATCGTCGTAAATTTCCACTCGAAATTCATTACCGAGACCAGAGCCACCTTCGGATGTGAACAGTGCGTTTGTTCCAGTTACAGATGTCTTACCGGCAGCAGCATTAGCGAAGGTGGAATTCGCGCCGGGTCCAAAGGTTCTCAGCGTGCCCGAGAGAACAACTTTGCCGCCCGCAGGAAGATACCAAACGGCAGCCAAGGTGCCAGTTATCGGCAGGTGGCCATCACCCGCTGCGGGGACGCCCGTGGTGGTTCTGCAACTTGAGGACGGCCATACAAAGAGGCCATATGCGCCACCAACAGCAGAAGACGTGGCATTAACGCTCAGCGCATTTGCATGCCAGCCAGCACGGCCAGCAGTGGCGCGCTCAGTGTGTTCAGTGCCTAAAAGACGGACATATGTGGCAGTTTCACCATTTTTAAGCCATGCTTGCATAGCATATGAGCCGTAAGTTGGACCCATTAAGTTACCATCGCGCCATACATCATCAGCACTAATGCCAGCGACAGGCTCACCAAACTTTTGAACGAATTCGTCAAAGGAGCGAACAGTCACAGGGACCATCGCTGGTCCTCTTAGGGAGCGGCCAATAACAATCGGCCCCAGGGCGAGATTTTCCGCAGGTAATTGGGACTGATCAATCTCATTAACAAACACCCCAGGTGAAATAAATTTAAAGCTTTTTTCTGCCATTACAAAGGTCTCCCATTTTCAGCATTTATATTCTTTATAATTAGTATAAGGGCGCAGCAAAATGCATTTATTATGGTATTTCACCTTTAAGTACAGTTTCTTGCACGAATCGTATATCTGGGCGGCCTTCCCTGACAATAATTTTCGGTGTTTCTTGATTTCGATCCGCGCCGATTATATATCCCACTACCTTGATCATTACCTGGGTCTCATACTTTCTATCATCCAATTGCATCATATCTATGTTATTTACGAAAGAATAATCACCTTGAATAAAGGATTCATAGGTGTGGCCATCCTTGTGCAAGAGAAATGAGTCTAGTGCGCCTGTCTTGGTTGCAAATACGCTGATTGCATCATTCATCTGTTGCGCATACTCTGTTCTTATGTTAACTGCGTACATTATGGTTAGGTGAACTGGAAACGGTACCGTTACTGTCTCGTAGACGACCTTTTGATTTCCTACCGGGTGATACGGTTGTGTGCCCGACGTTATTTGCAGAGAGGCCGCATTTGCGCGATCTGCGGTCTTTTCGTGTTGTACCTGGCGTGCTATCGTAATAGATCCCCTCTTGGCGTCATACGGGCTATTTATTGACGGTGGGAATAGATAGGCTCCATAGCCTGCCCTTTCAGACAGATCCTTTATAACCGATTTCCTTTCGATTGAAATTAGCGGAAATATCAGGGTACCCTCGTCGTCCCGGATGTTTTGATCATGCTTCGATAAAAACGCCCTCTCTGGAGAAACGAATTTAACGGGGACCTTGCGCCACCCTTCATTGTTCTCCGTATGGATGTCCAGCACCTCATCTACCCATTCGTACATCGCAAAATCAATGGTTTCTAGGGTGGAGGGTTCTAGCAAGATCTCCTTCTTATTAATGTCATTATCGATATCGTAATTTGGCATTAGATTTCATTCCTTCTGTGGGTCTCGACAGTGAACGTTCCCTTTCTGGCCCTCACACACTCAGCCGAGACTTCCATTTTGTGATCAATTTGACCATATATCTCTTTCGGTTCTCTTAGCTTGACAATCTCGTAAAACTGCTCTCCGTAAAGAACAAAGTCGCCTTCTCTAACAAACAGGTCTTGGTCCTCAGTTAATCGCCGCTTATGGAAATGAACCGTAATCCTAGTTCTCCTATCAATTCCATAGTTTGTCGTGTTCGTTTCATTATCATCAAAATCAACAAGGACATTTATATGGACTGGATCCGTAAAGGATTTATTTATCGATTCCCCGTACAATGGATGAAAATTAGAGTGTTCTAGGCTAACCGGATAATACGCGATTCTCTGCCCAATCACATACTCAATGATCTCATCATTGATTTGTTTTACTAGGTTGCGTTCCTTCTGTCCAAGAAACAACGGGGGTGGCGGTGCAGCCTGTTTATTTTTCTTTGCCATTCATGATTACCCCACGTAAATCCCGCCAGGACTATTTTTAAGAGCATTCATGGCCGCATCTCCCGCCTCTGCCTCTCTACGAGCAACCTCTGAATATACCATTTCATCCAAGAGCTTCTGAAGTTCCTGCTTCAAGGATAACTTTTCTTCTTTCGATTGTGCCGATAATTCAGCGTGATTTAAGGTAACCGAACCATTCGGAATTGGAAGAGCGGCAACTTTTCCTCTTACTTGTGCCAAAATCCCCTTTGCAACTGCCAAGGCATATCTTCTAATCCAGTGCTTGCCAATACTATTAATATTTTTATACGGTATATTCGCCAATGGAATAGTATTAATATTATTAATGCCATCATGCCCTAAGTTTTTGTCTTCCGCCTCTGAGGTCCACGGATCTCTTGGAATCATATATCGAATCCAAATCTTATCCGGCGAAGATGCCTTGGGAACAGGGTAGAGCCTAAGCGTGTTATTCATTAATTCATAAGAATAATGAGACACTCTTACATGTAAAGCATCTTCATAAGACATGGCCTGGGCCTTGTTTTGCCAGACCGGGACTATGTGGAAAACACTATCATCAGAATATTGTCCATACGAGTTAGCATTGCCGACCATGCCAAGGTTACCGTAAAATCCAAAAAAGCGCCACATGGCCATTGGAGAGCGGTAATACACGTCTTTCACTATAATTTTTCTTCTCTCCGACGGGCTCTTATAGCTCGCTGACGCCAATATGACATCATCTAGATTATAGTCTTGTGTCCCTACTATCACATCAATGGAGGCAGAATACATTGTATGATTTCCACCAACCTTTACCTCCGAAGAGTACGCAGATGCGATCCTCTTTGAGAACCCATAGCCATAGTCGGGAAATTTTTGTGAAATATTTGTTCCAGAGATTATCTCTCCATCTTGATTAAAAGTGCCCGTCGTATAGCCCAAAACGCTCATTAGTACATTTTTAGCTTGATGAGAATTCACCATATAGGAATACTCTAATACGGCTTCTTCATATGAGGTATAAACATCGCTCGTGGTTAATTCAATCTCCAATACATTCCCACCCAATTGTGAGTATGTATACGCAACCTGATCAACTGCTCCTTGAACAAAATACTGTTCTTCTTCATATACACCAAAAGGTAGGTTTGCAACATCAGCATGCGTGCCCGTTGATGGCAGCCTGATAGCCGGTGTTTGCGATGTTGGGTTTAGTATATGTGCCATGTATTAATTAGTTTATGGAATGCTTTGCAGTAAATAAAAACCCCCGGCCAACAGAGTCAGCCGAGGGTCCTATTAGAACAACCTATTGGTTACTAGCCGCCAGTGCTATCGCCAAGTAGGTCAGTCACGATCACGATACCATACATATCAGGTCGAACCATCTTCTTACCGTAACGGGTCATTACACCCTTGTTCGGTACGAAGGTGTCCGGATCGTAAATCAGCGGAGTGGTCTGTAGTGGCACATAAGGTGCGTATACATAGCCGCTCTCTAGGAAGCTGTTACCCTTACGTCCTACAAGAACAACGTTCCGATAGAAGTAGGGGTTGACGTAAACGTCAAACTTCTTGCTGAGTGAACCAACCTTCACAGCGCCAGTCGTACCCTTGGAGTCGTCATGAGTGACGGCACCACGGAAACCAGCAGTAAACTCAAGGATGTTGGCAACCTCCGGAGAGACCACAATAAAGTTGGCCCCACCTCTGAGAGTCTTACGATGGATCTGAGCAGACACATCATTAATCGTCTCAAGGAGAGTCTCATACCACTCACTAACATTACCAGTGAAGTCAGCGCCAAGCAAACTCTCGTTTGCAACCGTTGAAATAGGCTGCCCAGTCGTGCGATCTAGGAACCTACCGGGTAGGCGAGACCAGTACTGAGTACCTGCGGTTGCGTGCTTGACGAGATCCTGTAGAATCTCTTGGTCAATCTCAAGAGCAATCTGCTCAGAGAGAATCGACGTAAGCTCAACTTCGGCGTCAATATTGTGATAGGCATTTAGATCCTGAGAAAGCTCAGGAGTCCAACGAGCCTTAAGTTTCTTGGTAACGGCACGAATATCAATGGCATCGACCTTGATGTCGATTTCAGGGATTCGTACATTGCCACCATCAGCTAATCCGCCTCCGGTCTGACCAAACTCTAGACCCCATACGTCGTCACCGACAATAGAACCTAAACCAGGAGCAGCATCGAAATCATCGCTAATCGCGAAGCCCCAGGTACGAGTTACAGCGGCCGAGGCCGGAGTACCATTCTCATCAGGGTCAAGGTACCGCATGTCAGCAGTACGCCCACCGGCACCAGCAGCTTCTGTTCCAAAGGTGTAACACAATAGTACAGCCTTTGTAGAGACCAAGTCCTTCAATGGATCACCACCGTTATTAGGATCAATAATCCTAGTAAGCCTGCGGACCAGCGTACCAGATGCCGCAGTATCCGGGGCAGTCGTAACCGTTACGTTTTCTCTAATGGTCGTAGTATTGCGCTCATCCAACCGACCCTCACTGCCTGCCGCAACAGATGCAGTGAACGCATTAAAGTCCACAAATGCAAAGCCACAATAGGTACCAGAGGCAATATCTGGATCGTGTTGTAGTAACTTGGGTGCTGAGAACGACGACGTAGCCGCATTTCCGGCGAGAACTCGCCGTCCAGTTAGCTTCAGAGACAGATTCTCATTGTTACTCGCCGTTCCCCACAAAACATCCATTGTGGTGACATCGGCGTGAGTTGCGCTCGTACCAGTAGGTGCAGCATAACCATTATTTAGGTTATAGAATCCGCCACCACCATTAGTGACAAGATCCACACCACCAGTAATTTGAGCACCAACAACGTTACCACCGAATAGCGACTCATTCTGCGAGAGGCCGATATCCTTGTCGGGATCGCCTGCCTGGAAGTCCAGGAAGAAGATGAGACCGGATGGTAAACTCATTGGTTGTACTGATACGAGTTCATTAGCGATAAGATCACCAAACACTCGTCTTACAATTGGGAACGCAACTGCTGCAAAGCCTTCAACGTCACCAGCAGCCATTGAGGAAGCTTCTCGTAGAAGCTCTCCCGCCTGGTTCTCTAGTAACATGGCCATATTGCTGCACTCGTTTTGGGCGGCAGTGTCTTCAAGACCTTCAAGAAGTCCTGTCTGCTCCCACTTTTCAACTAGCGCGGCATTCTCAGCAGAAACATTGCGTTCAACAATATCTTTTGTTAAAGCTTTTAAAACTGACATAGTTTTGTTTCCTCCTAAAAATTGTCAATTATTTAATTCCTGCTAATCGCTGCATGCGAGAAATTGCCGGTTTAACCTGCTTGCTTTCTCTCACAAGAAGTCGATTAGAAGAGCGCTTTTCTACTGCCTCAGAAAGTGACTCTGGTCTGCCGCTACTCGCAGCAGAGCCCACTGTACTCTGAAGTGCTTCATAAATCGCTCGGGCTTCTTGCATACTCCGCGTTTCTTTGATAGATTTGACAAGCTTTTCTTTTTGTCTCTCATTTAACGAGCTATCTTGTAGAACGCGATTTGAATATAACAATTTTGCTCCAGATACCGTTACAGTATCTAATTCTTCTTTTAGTATGTTCATTGTCTCTTCATATTTTGCTACTTTCTCAGTTAAAAGAGAGACCTTTTCTTTATTTCTTTTAACCTCTGCCAAAAGCAGCTTGTTATTTTCGTTTGCTTCTTGTAGAACTGAGTTTTCCTCGTTCTTCTTGTCCAGTCGCGCGAGGCCCTCTTCGGTTAGCTCCAAGGAATCTTCGGGCTCTTCTTCGGCTGGCTCTTCTAGGGCCTCGCCTTCCGGCTCTAGGGCCATCTCTTCTTCGGCTGGCTCTTCTAGGCCTCCGCCAAGAGTCTCGTCTCTATCGAGCATTTCGTCTCCAAGCATTTCATCCTCTTCTTGACCCAAGAGCTTCTCAAGCTCTCCAAGGTCAAGACGAAGCTCCGCAGAGCCCACGGCCTCACCATCTTCAACCGACATGTCATCAAGATTAATTGTCAGTGTAATTTCCTCGTCGCCGCCCTCAGAGGCAGAATTCGGAAGACCCTCTAGCTCGCCAAGGTCCTCTTTTTCATCGCCTAGTCCCGCCGCTTCCGGTGGGAGGGGTGGCATTTCAGCAGCGGCTTCTTCACCGCCACCGCCACCAAGCATGAGATCATCCGGACCGGGCTGATCTGGGCTCATCGGCAGGCCTTCGTCGTCTTCCTTCTCAAGGATACTCTTAACGGCCTCTTTAACCTTCTCAGAATATTGCTCCAGAACTATCGTTTCTGCATTTTTTAAAGCTATATTCCTAAGCTCTCTTGCATCGGCTATTGACTTTTCATATAATGACGACATTTAAAAATCTCCTTACGCTCGGTCTTATTAAATAGTATATAAAACATTTAAAATGCATTAATTACGCCGCTCTACACCATGGCCAAGGTGTCAAAAACCACAATCTTATATTAGCCAACATCCCATCCAACCAAACTAGCCGAAGCGAACGTTAGCCCAGAGCCAGTAAGTTGGTACATTTCACGTACCGGAATATGGGTTAATTCTGCAAAAAGCTGGTACCCCGATCCGGCTATCATAGTAGTCGCGAAAATCTCAGTGCACTTAACGTTAAATGTCACGGAATCCTCGTCTGAGTCAAGCTGAATGTAGTGGTGTTGGTTGAAGACGTTTTCAGACCCGCCCGCACTACTTGTTGGGTTAAAATGGACTCTGATACTAGGTGTTGTGTTGACTGTGCCAGATGCAATTATGGTTACCGACTTGGCCACCGTTGGAAATTGTATCCTATGCGTTTGATTCACTTTCGTTGGCACACCGGTAGATAATTCTGCTGCCGTACCGGCCACGTTTCCCGTAATAAACGGGTATCCGGCTACTTGGTAGGAACCGACATTGCCAATCCCTGGTCTAGTCACGCCAAACGTTCTATTGCTGTTAACTCCCAATTTGCACCCCTCTAGTTATCTTCTGTTTTTAAGTCTATTTTTGCGCTGTTCTTTTTTAACGCGTCTTTTCTGTTCGTTCCTTTTTTGGGAAAGTTTTTTATAATATTTTGTTCTTTCTATGTATTCTTCCAGGATTTTTAGTTTTGAAACTTTTTTCATAAATCTCTTGATCATCCTCTCCGGATCTGAGACTTCCTTACTTGTAATTTCAAAATTATACGGTCTTTTTCCCCTTCCCATTACTTTACCTTTTGGCCTTTATGGCCTTTACAACGCCCGCCGCTCTTGCGAGGCCAGGAATCTCCGACAGCTTTGTCATGCTTATGCCAGGATTTCCCTTGTCTTTTTGTTGAACTCTATCCGCCGATACATCCTTGAACACATCAACGCCACCTAGCGTCTCGCCTCCAATACCATCCAAGAGCCTCTTCCTTGTCTCCGCTAACCTGCTGTAATTAGGCTCTTCATTCGGTTTGGGTGTGTTTGTTTTTGCTTCGTTAATTATTTGCTTGCCTGCGGTTACCCCCGTCGCAATCTCTGAAATCAGAGGCGATAAAAAGTTTTCCTCAAAAACTATTTCTCGAATGCATTCTTTTATTATGCCTTTTAACTGCTTTTTCGTCATATTAATATCCTGCGGGGTACTGTTTCATTTTTTCGTGCGATTGTCTCAAATTAGTATTTCCAAGGGCTATGCTGCCTGCGTGCCTTCCCGTATGTCTTGGAGGCTCTGCATCGTCGCTTAACTTGATTTCAAATCTCGGCTTGTGAACCGCATAAAACTTCAAAAAGCCATTATGCGCCTCTTTATATCTTTGAAAAAACGGGTCTAGTTGTTCATAAAAATATTTACTTGTATTATCATTGAAGTTTTCAAGGTGCCCAACCGCTTCAGACAACGAAAAGGCCATATTCGACAGCAAATCATACTCATCCGAATAGAAAACCTTGTTTCTGGACGTCATCTGATTAGCGCCATCATAATCCGGTGAATCTTCAGAGTTTTCAATCATTTCGGCCCTAAATTTTAGTATATAATAGTACAGAGGGAGCGCCTCGTTTAGTTTAATGGCCTCTAGGTCTTCTAATTCTAACTTATTCCTAGGGTCTCCAAAAAGATTATTAAAAACCTGGACCGAGAGCCTTAAAAAGGAGTGATCAAGCTCCTTTTCATTATACATTTTTTCTAGCTCTATGACCTCTCTTGATAGGCTACGAAGCTTGCTGGCAACAGTCGCAAACTGGACCTTATAAAGAGACGACAACGAACGGGCTTCAAACAAGACCTCCTCTATTGCTTCCTTTACCAACTCTTTTAAGTGTGTTTTTGTAACTTTTACACTCATTATTCGTTATTTTCCTCTAAAATGTCATTAATCGCTCGATTGATCCTATCTGCCTTTGTGGCTTCAAAATCTTCCTTTCCCTCTCTAAGCATAAACGCGCCGGCAGTAGATGGCTCAGTCACCAAATCAAAACAAATAAGGTGAAAATCCTCATTCACCATTGTTTTATCGCCTTGTTTATCAGTTGAACCAAGACCTCTAGAGGAAATTCCAAATTTAACGCCTCCCTCTAAAAGACCTCTGGCAATACCGCCAGCGGGGGTGTTTAAAATCTTTATCTTACCCTTAACATCGTCTTTATCCCACCAAACATCGGTTACCAAGTGAGATACGTTTTTCATTTCTATAACAGAGGTATCGGGATGATCTAATTCACCAACAGAACGACCTTCGCGAATTAGTTTTTCGTAATTTCTCATTTCTCGCTCTAAGACCTTTTTAGGATAAACTCTGCCATTTGCGTTTTCGGCATCTGCGCGCTGTAAGACACCCGCCATTATCAACTCGCCCTCATTAAGAGACGCACGATCTTCTTCTGTCAAAAGATCCGGTTCATTTTCCCATTGTAGAAATTCTTTAATTAAAAGTTTGTCGCTCATAGTATTATCCTCAGAATAAATAGTTTCTTTTATCTCTTTTTTCTACCACCAGGGATTCTTCTCACTCCGGGCCTTCTTAGGGACCCCATCTTCTTTTTGGGCTTCTCCGGTGCTGCCTGTTGGGCTATACTCGGTAGTTTAGGCTCTAAGGGTTCAATATCTTCCGGGGATGTAAGCTCTTCACCAACATCCGCACTCTCAACTCCGGCGAGTTCTTCAGGGGCTTCTTCTATCGCCCCTTCTTCTCCCCCATAAAGTTGTTGCATGAACTGCTCGGGCGTCATCTGCGCCACGTCTTCCCAAGGGTCTTCCTCTTCTCTTGCCTTCTTCTTTTTGCGCTCAGTGGGCTCTGCCTTTGTAACTTCAAAGGTGGCGATTTCCTCGGCGAGTTCTTCGGCTCCCATCTTTGAATTATATTCGACACCAAGCCTACGAGCCATATTGCGCAATCTCATAAGCTTGCCCCGATCGGACAATTCGGCCACCCAAGCCAACAACTCATTCGCTCTATCGACAATAAGATTATTTTCTTCAACACTACCGGGCTCAGGGGCTTCCTCTGGGATTTCGACTGGCTCCGGAATAGACTCTTCTACAGCAGGAGAGGGAGGGCCAGGCTCTCCAGGGGTAACAGGCTCGGTGGGTTCCTCTGCGGGCTCTCCAGGGGTTGCTTCTACAGCTTCATCGGGTATGACTTCATCGGGTATGACTTCATCAGGCGGTGCTTCTACCGCCTCTTCAGGCACAATCTCTTCCAAGGGTGCCTCTGCTTCCAGCGATTCAGGCTCCTCTTCCGGAGCAGCAGCGGGCACGTTAAAGAGAGCTTCAACTATTCTAGGTACTGTCCCTTTTCTACCACCCCTGATCTTGACTTCTAATTCCCTTGCCATTTTTTTAACGTCAGTCCAAGAATACTTGCTTTTGTCCATAAGTGCCGCCGTAGCTTCTTCAGGGCTCATATCTCTCAGAGCCGGCTTTTCACCCTCAAGAGGGAGTTCCATCTGTCTCTCATCAGGCTCCATCGGGGGCCTTTCCGCAATATCTCTAAACATATTACTGGATGCCGGGGCTCCCGCTTTGGCCTCCTCGGCGTACTCTCTAACTGCCTTTACCGCATCTTGGGGGTTAAGGGAGATTTGTCTAAAATAGTCCCTTAGGGCGTCAACTGGGTCATCCAAGACCTCATCCGTTCCCCTTGTTAGGGAGGACAGGGACAGATCCCCCTTCAGTAGGCCCAGCAGCCCATCGACCAACATCTTATAATCGTTAGTTCTGTATCTTTCTGAGTCGAAATTCTGTTCATTAGCATACCTTTCTAGTCCAATCATAAAATCCGGGAGTTGCAAATTATCAAATTCTTTTGCAAATGCCGGTTTGTTAAGGGAAAATTCAGAGATCACATGAAAGAAATTTTCCTTGCCAAGTCTTCTAACCAAGGCAATCCCAGCAAGATTGGCAGCCGCAGAATCCTCTAAGCGCTTTGCGAACTCGTTTGCATATACATCCAGCGCCTGCCTAGTGTTTAGGCTCTGTTCCTTCTCGGAATCAGTATCAGGCACTTCCCTTTCTTTGGCCGCGTTGGTTACCGTTACAAATGAGGTTATAATATCTTGTAATATTTTTTGATGGTCCTTCGACCCATAGCCGCCCTGGTAATACCTATTAATAAACGCCTTAAGCAGATTATACAAGTTTCTAAACTCTGGGTTTAATGCGACGTCCTCATTTCCTACCGAGTCTCTAAACTCCTGGTAGCTTGGAAAATCTCCTCGAACATCTTCGAACAAAAGATTGCGCTCACGCAAAAAATAATATAATTCCTTGCAGACTATATTTTCAACCCGACTTTCTTTTATTTGAAACTCAACCTTGTTCATAGCAAATAACAACTCACTAAATAATTGTCTTCATCGTCTTCTTTGTACCATTCAACCTGTACGTTACTATCCGACGGGCCGACTAGGAACTGATCCGGGCGCTTAAATCCCACATCAAACTTAATATTACCAAATCTTGACGTTATCGCATTTGCCGGAACCCCCTGGCCCGCATGCTCCGGCTTTAATACATAGCCATAGTCATCCAAAATAGAATAAACTAGATCGAGCGCCTGCTGTACATTCTTCATGGAGGTTTCCCCATCCATCCCCTCTGAGCGAAACGCGCTATTGATCATAAATTTAATTGAAGGAAAGATGGTGTGTGCCGTTTCCTCCTTCAAGCGTTCTGTTTCTTCTTTCAATAGTTCACTATATTTTTCTTTATTTATTTTAATATCCATAGTCAACAACCGTTTTTACACCTTCTAACGGGTCGAATTCTCCAGTTCCTAGACATATTGTTAATCCTCTCGTTTAATTAGTGTTTTAAATTCTTTCAAAATTGTATTTTTTCTATTGATTTCTTTATTAAAGGTTATAAACTTTTGTTCTTTATTTATAGATTCTTTTTTTAATTCTTTTTTCATCCCTCGCCACTGGTATCGTTTAAACTCCCTGGGATCCATCGCCATAAGTCTTTTAAACTTTTTTACATTACCCTGGGCTTCCATCCATGCCATCGCTGCCATCTTCTGGGCGTCTGCCCTGTCCAGCCGCTGTCTTTGTGCACTACTCATTTCAGACCGATCTCGTGCCTTACCTCCTTTGGTAATGCGGTATTCGCGTCCTGGCCCAGTTCTTCGTCCATAATGACGATATTCGTCATCTTTAAAATCAAACGGCACAGGACCTTCGGGAGGAAGACCAGGAGGCCCACTTGGGCCTCTTGCCGGTAGTTCTGCTCTGGGTTCTGCGCTCCATTGAGGAAGCCGAGCGAGCTTTTTCTCATACTTTTTCTGCTCCCCTTGAAATACTTTCTGTTCTTCCTTATTCAAACCATCAGAGTGAAATCTAGGATAAATTATCTTTCTTCTTGTTATTTTTCCCTCCTCATCTCGCTCAACTTCTCTTCGAGGAGACTCATACCTATATTTGGCCCTAGGTTTGCTCGGGGATACCACAGGCAGGACCGGGCCGGGTTGTTCTGGTGCTTTATCCAACCAACCGAAAAACTCTTCCGGATCTATCTGTTTATAAACCCTTTGAAATTCTAATTTTTCGCTATCAGTCGGCTCTCTACCCGCGTAGGAAAACAACTCATGCGTACCGGTCGCCTTATTAAATTTTATTCTGGAATCCTGTGGATACATGGACAGCATAATATTGGCCTTGGATTTTCTATACGATAGGCTATCTTTTCTACCACCAGAACGAGCCAAAGCAGACCTTCCGCCCGTAAGGTACCCTCTGGCCAGTGTTGAAGCCAACTGTCTTGCTAGTTGCCCCTTTCCAACGAGCGACGCCAGGGGGCCCTTCTTCTCTGTGTATTCAGTTGCTCCAGGTCCTGTTGTTACTTGGACACCCCCGGGTAGATTTTTTAGTGCCGCAACCCGCTCATCATAAAATTTTGATGGGATGACCCCGACCTCTTCGGCTCTTCTTGGTTCAGGCTCTCTAACGGGATCAAAGTCTTCAAGGCCCTGTGGGGACTTCCTAGCGGTATCGGGTAAGACCGGATAGCGCGTATCTAGATCTTTTAACCTATTAATAATCGTGTATAGGCCCATTTCAGGCCTTCGGTCATCGCCTGAGCGTCCATGGTCAAACCTAGCAAAATAATCTTTGATTTTTTCCGGGCTCTGCGTTTCTTTCAAATTTTTATAGTAATCAGTCCCCAAAAAAGTCGACCAAAGCAAGGCAGGTTTTGAAACCTTTATATTGTTAGCTACGGCTATTTTGTGGCCCCTTGCCATAACATCCGCAATTGGTATGTTAAAAACTGGATTGCCACCAGGACCAACAAGCGCCCCGTTAGTATCCGACATAAACCCTGTTTGCCTGTCTACCTGGGTGAGGTCCTTTGCTCCCGTGCTCTTAAGGTGGCTTAAAACCTTATTGTAACGATTCTGTAAGAATTGTTCTTCCGCCACATTAAGCATCTCATCGGAAATCTGTTCCGCAGTAAACGTCTTAACGCTCTTGGTAGGGTACGGGAGGCCGCTGGACGCTCCTCCCGCCAAAGACCATTCCCTCCTGGCGTTCTCCCTATTTTGGTTTGCCTCTGTAGAGAGGTTCTCTAGCGCGCTTCGTCTAAGTGCTCCCGTCTGCTCTCTGTATTCGGCGGGAACTTCATAGCCTTTATATTTCTCTTTTAGAGCCCCGTGAACTGCTCCCCAATAACCCTTGTCAATCGTCATAAATGGCTTCAAACCCAATTTAGAGAGGAGTTTGGCTGCACCAAGTTGCACGTCCGCCTGGGGAACGCCCCTCTTTTTAAGGAAATCCGCAATCGATGGCTCGGCCCCCAAGAATTCCTTTGAGGGTTCAAATTGTATTTCACTAGTTTCCTCGTAAGTAACCTCCGGTCCCTGACCAGTATAGCTCCAGGACGGATGTATATATCCTTTCGTTTCTGAATCTTTAAGCCAGGACGTTGCGAGATGCGGAGGTGCCTCCGGTGCCTTGTCCTTCTTTGAGCGTCGTGTTCTATATTTAATTGGCTCCGGGGGTTTCATGGGCCTCATGGGCTGAAGTGGTCTCGCATATTCTCCACGTCCGCCATCCACAGGCTCTAGCTTAGAAGCGCCACGAGGAAGGGTTGTACTGGGGAGCCTTTCGGTCCCCGGGTGGTCATGTGGCGACACTAGGACCCTAAATCTATGGCCCTCCGGAGTCTTGAAGCTGACATGGGTGGGTTCACTTAGTTTCTTCCAGTTGCCCGGAACAGTGGGATCATAAAACTTCTGCGCAAGAAGCGCCGGCAAGTGTCTTTCCGCAAAATTCAAGACCTTATCCTTGTCATAATCAGCACCAGCCTTTTTGGGCTTGGTTCCTGCCATCTGATAATCAAACATCCCCTCTGGTAACTCAACAGCTTTCTTAGGGTGCTTTACATACGGCACTCTTTTCCCGGTGCTGGTCACAAACTCCGCCTGGACAGGAAAGTTTATCCTCTTCATCGCCCCTCTCGGATCAGTATGAGCGCGCGCCGCGTGCGACTCAATATTATCCGCAACCTCTTGACGCTCTAGGTCAGTAAAACCTTCCCAATCAAAACCTCCTGTCGCCCCGGATGGGTCTGCCATCTTTCCAACTGTCCAGCCTTCGACATTGGCTCCTTCCATGGCCTTTGGGGTAAAGGCCTCCCTTCCCGGAAGGCCCTTAATCGTTTGTTGTGCCTTGAACTTCTCCGCAGCAGACAACGGGCGGTCACCAAAGTAGCCCAAAGCCTCCTCTTCTTTCAGCAGCTTAAACTTCATGTATATAATTAGTTCTTTGGTTTCGTATAATTAACGTTGATTCCAAAATCATCAAATACTGAACTTAAAGCATGTGACGCAGCAGAGCTTATGCAAGATAAAACAAAGGCATTACCGAGCGTGTATTCAAAGCTAAAGAGGTTCGTAAGTCCATTTAGCAGGAATAAAAGTAGCCCCGCGTGAAAACCCATACACATCGTACAATGAAAGAAATAGTGATGCGGCCTTATAGGCTCAAATACCTTCCCGTGAACCAGCAACTGTGTTAGGCCCCACGCACATAGGATAAAATACAATAATTCCATTTTTAATCCGCTTAATAAAAATAACCAAAATATCCACCATACTTGCCGTATGGCTTCTCGGGTATAGAGCCTTTCTTGCCCCCCTGGGGTATTTCTCCTAATTCAGTGGAATCTTCTTCGCTCGGATCAAAATACCACTCTTCAATATCATCTTCATATTTTTTAATATTATCGTACAGTTCTTTCTCGCTCTCAATAAATTCAGCTATCGCCAATAAAAGAGCTTTTATCGGATAAACATCCTCGCTTTCGGGAAAGCGCGCCTCAATACTGCCAAACATTGTTCCGCCTTGTTCCGATCCGACTACCGTCAGCCCCTTTGAAAAAAGGTGATCAAATAGATCCTTCTGGGCGTCATACGTATCTTCGTCGACTCGGCTCTTCGGAATTGCAATAATTTTTCGCTCAGCGGGAGCGATAATAATATTAAAAAACGGATGATCCTTGATTAGTATCTTGTTTTCAAGAGTCTTCGAGATCTGAAGCTGGAACTCATGGCCTTCTTCCGCATCAATATTTGATAAGACAATTTTCACTATACCGTTACCTCGTGGGCCAACCTTTGGAGCTTCATGATTTCAATAATAAGATTGTCAGAAACCTCTTGATCAAGTAAGTCATCTAGCTTTCCCATAACCAACTTGAAGCCTTCAGCCATCATCGAATCGCTCTTTATTTCTTTTATTTCAACAGCCCCCCCTAAGACTTCTCTTACCCTATTCATTTCGCCATCCACAAATAGCTTAAAGTCGACGCCATCGTTTGTAAAGGACATAATGTGACACCTCAAGAGTTCCTTTTGTTCCTCCAGAAGCTCATCGTACTGCGTATTATAATTTTCTACGAATTTTTCATATACCAAATTATCCAGTTCTTTAAAGCTATTCTTGTCATCTTCCGAAGACTCGACAAGCCTTTTCAATATGCCTCTTTCTAACAAGACCCTGTTTTTTATACTAGTTTTTTCGTTAAAGATTTGCGATATAGTCGCTAGATGTCTATAGTTCGGAATAAAATTGGAAAAAACTCGCTTTCCAAACCCCTTATTAATTGCGTTAATGAGTTTTGTTTGTTCTTCAAAAATTATATCTTTATTTAGTTCAAGATGCGCCATTCTTGCCGAGTGTACCAGCTTCTCCGCCGTAAACAAATCAATACCTTTTGTTTCGTATAGAGCTTCATATAGTTCAAGCTCCCTGCCAAGAGTTTTACTTTTTGAAAAATATGCCTTTACAAGCTTGTTTAGTCCCTTTGCACGCTCCACATCTTCATTCATTGAAGCCACAGTCATTTCCCGAATAAGACACTCGAAAAGAAATGCTGTATTCCTGCGTTTATTGTGCTTCATTCATATACTCCCTACTTTTTACTGCTTCTCTTTTTATGATAAGAAATTTGTTCATCGATCTTTTCTTTATCAATTTTGGATAGTTCTACATCTTTAAATAGTTCTTCAACCTTTGAAGACGCCTCTAAAAGGAGCGTCTCATCCGGGTCGGGCTGCACAGAATCTCCAAAAACCATTCCCCTAGAAAAAGACATCATGTCCGGAGGGACTATCCCTGTCTGCCTAGGATCCATCTTGCCAACAAGTTTGTCCATGTTTCTCTTGAAGGGCCCTCCATGAGATCTACCATCGTTCTTTTTAGGTCCATCTCTCTTTGCCGGCGGAGGAGGCATCCCAAGGCCGGCTTCTGCTCCAGGGGGGGCGGGGCCTTCTTCTGCTCCAGGTTCCGCAAGGAGCATTGTCTCTTCTTCAGGAGGCATTCCGCCATCAGGAGGCGCACCCATTGCCGCCATCTGTTCGGGTCCGGGCATCATACCCTCCATTCCAGGCATTCCACCCATACCACCCATCATGGCCTGCTGTTGCATCGCTGCTTCCTCGGCAGCAACAGATTCAAGCTTCGCCATGAACTTGGCGTCATGGAACATCTCAATCTTGTTCTTGATGATTTCATCATCGCTATGATTAAGGATGTTCTTAGAGATCCACCGCTTAGAGAAGTACCCTTCCGGCGTATTGTTAATCAAACCAAACTTTGTATTTAAATATTCTAGCTCTTGCAACTCCGCAATCTTGGAAGGATTGTTTAAATGCAGAGTAAAAGTTGCCAGATCCTTGTCTCTATATCCAAGCGTGTAAAGATGAACAACCGCTACCTTATACAGTTCTGATATAACCGCTCGCTGGAGCCTCTGGACCGTTCTTGCAAAATGCATATCCTTTTGCGCGAGAGTCGTCTTGTCTTCCATTTGATCACCTTGTGCAAGGTAACTCTTTGGAACCTTGAGAGCGGAAAACAATTTGTCCCTCAGATAATTAACATCGTCAATGTCGCCAGTATACGTTCCGCCTGGTAGCGTTTCAATCCGAGATGATTTATCTCCCCTCAGTGGAACAAAGTAGTCCTCTTCAATACTTAAAGGGTTATATCTTAGGTCAACACGGCCAGTAGACTGATCCACAATCTGGTGTCTACGGAGGTTTGTCTTCATTTTCTCGATGTATGCTTCGACATCATTTGGATCAATGTTTCCAACATCGATATAGAACACTCTGCGCTCCGGTGAACGAACCACACGGTACGCCATCATGGCGTCCTCAATAAGCGTGTTGCTTGCCACAATACCTTCCGATACAAAGTTGTGAGACTCATGCTCTACTTCTAGATCATAAGTCTCCTCTTCTCCAATATCGATTACTCTACATACAGTCTCATAAGTGACATCTTCTTCAACTATGGAATCAAGGTTCAAATACAGTCTATAGCTATCTTTTCTTGTTATTTCTCCAAAACATTTATCTTCGTAGATCCCAGCTTTTCTATCCAACTTAATTTCACGTCCCACCGCGACACCGGCTTGTTGTGCTAGGATTCTAACATCCTCCATTAGTTCTTTGTTAGATAGCGCTAGTCGTCCATCAGTCCAGCATCCATCCGCGTCCATCAGTCCCCTAAGGAACTCGACTTTATTCTCCTGGTTCATACTATAAACCCACGAGGGCACTCTTTTTTTATCAAACCCAGAAATGAATCCAGCCTCTTTAAAAATGGATACAACTTCTTTAGAATTAAAATTAACTTGTCCACCTCTTTTATGCTCTGCGTCTACGCGCTCCAGATCACCTAATCTCATTGTCTCTTTCATCAGATTAACGTAACATTCGTTTTGTTCTTCTTCAATGCCAAGAGCAAATCCAAGCTTATTCTTATTAATCCATCCATCTCCAATCATAAACCCTAGAACCCTTAAGAACTCGGGAGTCGTATAAAAATCTTCGCCTCGCCAAGAGACATTTCGAACCGGCCATTGTCCCTCATAAATATCTTGAGAGATTTTGATACAATGGCCATCTTTTTGTTCTTGCCATCCAGAAGGCAAAATAAGCTTATCTGCCTTTCTACAGTCCCAGCCACCTTTTCCGTTGGAGACAATCAAGTCCTTAGCTTGTTTGCAGATAATCTCTCCCGACTTTGTTTTAACATACATACCATGATTCGGAGTAACCTTAATGGTCCTATGCGCAGTCTGGATCTCAACTACCTCTTGTCTTCCCATGGAGGCAACATTCTTAACTTTTGTTTCAACCAATTGAGAATTTTTATAATCGTATGCAAGCACAGTTTCCCCGGGCTCGACATATTGAATTTCCTTATAACCCCCTGATTTCACCCAAACTTTTGTATCATATGAATAACAGAGCTGACGCCAGATACGTCGAGCGGGTTCCAGAATAGACGTTCCATAGGGAGCGAATTTATCATTTCCGAGAATTCTAAAGTGTGCAACCTGCCAATTCTCAAACGTAACCGCCCCAGCGTTCCACTGGTACTGTACATAATTCGCATTGGTCTTGTCTTCGCCTTCTAGGCGTTCAATCTCAACAGAGGGCAACCCAATTACATTCGTAATACCTAGTTTTTCATCAATGTCCAAATAGAGATAAAGATCCCCATATTTGCACATCGTTCTAGTCCAACCGAATAAATTGAATTCTACATTTAACACCTCATAAAACAGCGTATGTAGAATACTTTTAATTTCTTCGTTAGGACATTTAATTTTTAAGATTTCTTGAAAATCCGTGGCCGTCGTAATTTCGTCCGCATAAATATCCATGCTCGAAGCAATCTCGGCCATGAACTCCATCTGATCAAAGTCCAAGTAGCGCTCCGCACGCGACGAGGCCTGCAATTGGCCAGCCATGAGATTCTTAAATGGCTCAAGTCCATATTCCTTTTTAAACTCAAGTCCACCTAGCGATAGGAACTTGCTTGTTTGAAGCTGGCTCTTTCTACCCTTGCGTACCTGCTGCCTTCTATAATTTACATACGGCCCGCTGAACAGCCTTGTCAGGCCCCGGAACAGAGGTGATATTTCATTCTTGGGATTTCTAGTGGCTCCCGAGGTGCCTTGCTTATAGTCTTTCATCTTTTACCCCTTAAGTACCCATCCAAAATCAACAAGTTGCTTGTGTTTTTCTTTATTTTCAAATTTTTTCTCAACCGCCGACCTGGACTTCTGGCCAACGATCTTGGTATCAAAAATAGACGTCGACCTTGACATTGCGTTAAGGAACGCCATTTTATAGGCCAAGTCTCTCTTGTTGACAACCAAAGCAGTGTCTTTTATCCAACAACAAATTGCAGAAGCCATAACAAGGTCATCATTAAACCCTCTTCTGGCAGATGCTTTGCCGTTATACCAAATAAAGGTGTCTAGCTCTGCCGCATATCTAGAAGAATATGAAATAAAGTCCTTGTTTCTAATACTCTCTTCCATCTTCGCTACAATAAGCGGCCTGGTTTTGGCCGTTGTCGAAAACCCCGCCACCGAGTTTTTGGTGTAGTCCGCCGCGAAGGGTTCAACATATTGATGTGAGTGCTTCTCAGCGTGATATATGGATGGGTATTCCAAATCCTTTAACTTTTCTATTACGGTCCAGCCAACTCCAGCGTTCTCAACAGCCATTAGACACGCACCATGATTTGTGCCGATTTCAAACAGCATCTTAGCAAACATATCAACAGAGGGCTTGCCTTTGTACTCCAAGACCACCTCGCCTGTTCCCAATTTAATAACGTGGAGGGCAGAAAAGTCTTCTCCATCTCCTCGTGAAACATCCGCGACCCCAAAATAAGATTCTCCGGGAATCGGATCCTCCCATACCCATACATTACTATCAAAACCAGTCTTGTATATCGGGGTTTTAACGCCCGCCTTTAATCGATTAATGTCTTCCGGGGTTACTACCGTATCTCCAGAGGCATTAAAGTTACACATAAGCTCCTGCGCAATTTTGCGCTTACTCATGTTTCTAGTTTCCTTATGGAACCATTCTTCGTCTCTCTCAGGATGAACATCCCACATCAGCTTTATTGGTTTAAAGTCATTTAACCCCTGCTCTGCGTCAATGTAGTACTTATGGAACCAATTCCCGGTTCCCAATGGCGTGCTGAGGGCAATGCATCTGCCTCCTGTGGAGAGCGTTGGATAAATGCCAGCCCAAAGTTCGTCCAGGCTTTCAACGTGCGCCGCCTCGTCAACAATAAGCAATGAAAGGGCCTCAGAACGACCGGCGTCAGCACCGGTTGAGCTTGCAACAACTTGTGAACCATTTTCTAATTCCATAGAGAACTTATTGTTTGTTATAACTTCTGACATCATCATCCATTCCGGCAGATTCTTAAATACCACCTTTACTTTCTTAATAATATTGGCTGCTTTCGCCTTCTGTGTCGCCACAACAAGGATGTTTCGATCTTTATGAAAGATCATTAGCCACGCACAATACGCAGCTACTGTCGTAGACATCCCTAACTGGCGTGCCTTCAGTAGTATACTGAACCTATTGCCTATGAACTCCTTTAATACGTCCTTCTGGAATGGGAATAGTTTAAATGGCAATGTCCCCCTTGTCGGGTGAGAAATCTTTGCATAATTATCGATAAAGTAAACGGGATCCTTGCCGCAACGCAAGATCTCCTTCTTCATCTCCTTTACCGTCAAACTCATTTAATTAAAGTCCCGATATCTTATATGGACACGTTGCCGTAACAAGAATCTTGTAAATCGACACATACTCAATGTCCTTGTCCAATTCACCATCTTTTTTAAGCTGCACAGAGTTTCCAGTTACCTTCTTATACTCCTTTTTTAAATAGGAAGAAAGGTCCTGAAATGTTTGCTCTAAATCAAGATCGAAATCTCTTTCATGATAGTCTTTTCTCGGGAGTTCAATACTATACGTAATGTATATTTTGTCTCCCTGAAATCTAACCTTGAAATCATCGTTTACTCGATAATCCAAAAGGGGATTTCCCTCTTCTCTCTTAAGGGCTCCGGTCTCTTCGCCACCGTCATATGCATTGGCCGCCGCCTGCTGTAGGCCTGCCAAAATATCGCTAATATTAGACATTCTTTTTTCTCCTTTTAAGCGCTAATGTTATTGCTTCTTTATCCGGCCTCCAGCCTGTTGTCCACCGTTCTTCTCTGTGTTCAACAAAATCAACAAAGCAGTGCTGGCAACACTCGTATTTTTCAACCTTGATATCATCAAAGACTGTTTGGGTTCTAATTGAGCACAACGGACAATTTGAATATAATTCACTTTTTCTATTTTTTTTCAATAATAAATAGCCGTTTTTTTCAATTTGTTCTTTATTCCTGCCCTGTTCTAGGCTTTTTTTAGCAAGTTCTTTTAATTGTCTTTTGTATTCTTTTTCTTTATCACTATCCCAAAAATACCGAATATCTCTTGAGGCTTCCGAACCGTATTTATCGGAGATCGCCTTCTCAAGGGCTGCAACATAGTCATTCTTGTCCATCACTGGACAGCCCGCGCCGCTAGTACCGTTAGCCCTGCACCGATTACAAGTCCGGTTACAACCCCAATCATACCCTTGTTCTTTTCAAACCAAGACTGTTTTCTAACCTCTGTCTTAATCTTGCTCGTCACATCGTTAAATAACGCCATAGTGTCTTCCAGGTTTTTATTTTTTATCTCAAGTTCCCTCTCAAGAATCTCGTTTACTTTTTTCAAAAATGTATGATTCAATTTTAATTCAATAATCTCAGTAAAATCAGATTCTGACAAAAGCACCCCAACATACTCTTCCCCCTGATGAAGAGTCAGCATAGGAAAGGGTTCAAATTCTGTAACTTGGGCCATGGCATTGCCAATTCCTATGTTTATCACAAATAAGAAACAAACAAGAGTCGTCGTTACCTTTCTCATTTTATATCCCCATCGGCACAAGTCCGGTCTTTTGCTGTAATACCTGCATAAAAATATCTCTGATCATCGGCAGAGTCATATCTATTGGGGCTCCAGGTGCCACCATGGCATTATTCATAATTCCCTCTAGCTCTATCATGATTTCATTAATAGTCTCTTCATCTAGGACCGCTAAAATATTATCGTCCAAGTTAAAAAATTGATCAAAAACACCTAGCTTGCCTGCGTCTGGCCTATCTTTTACTTTCTTGAAAATCAGTTTGAGCGCCTGATTAATTAAGTTCGGCTCAAGTTCCTTGTTTTTAAGGGTGTTGTAAAGCTGGCTGTCTAGTCCCAAGTCAGATAGTTCCTTGGCGAGCATCATTTCCGGAGTCTTTGGACTCCTCATTTGATTCTTGACAGAGGCATCTGTTCTCGATTGAATTACGGCTTGTAAGGCTGCTACGAGATGATCTCCAGTGAATTGCTCAAGCATCACTTCTCTAACTTCCTCAAGTATTATTCGATTTATTTTATCTTCTTTTATTATCATGATTGAGCATCGCGTAAAATTTTGTCAGGCTCGCGAGGCGTTTCATCCTGTCCTCTATGTTTCTGATCTCTTTTAGTCCCCGTAGTTTTTCCTCCCTTTCCTCCTCCACGTACCTCTTTTTAATTTCGCTTCTTATCTCTACTTCCTTTTTACTGATTTTTATATCCGACATCTTGTCTTTTGAATCGTCAACAATATCATCAATTTTCTTTAATGTCGCGCTTTCTTTATTCAAAAGCCCCACAACAAGGGCGGCCAAGGCTAAGACTCCCAGGACGGTATATTTCCAGTATTTTTTAATATCCAATAAAATATTTTCCATTTTTTCTAGCATCATCCATGCCTCCATGCTTTCGCCAAATCAACCGCTGCTTGACTACTGATGTAGACCAAGGAAACCGCTACCCAGTCCTCGCTGGTCAACGACGTATTCAAAACTAGCCATGTCGCCGTTAGCCACGTAAGAAATTTCCTACTAACAAATCTTTCAACATATCTATCAAGTACAGCTTTCATTCCTTCAGACATTTCGTATCTCCCTTGTTTTAATAATTAGTTTTGTTCTAAGCCTTTATATATGCGTATTTATTATTTTTGTTCACTTCAATGATTTTATCAACAGAGTCTTTCATCTCTGAAATGTGCGTGATCAAGAGTGTAAATCTAAACTGCTGCCTAAGTAGGTCTAAAATCCTGTCAAAGGCCCTAAGATTCTCTGCGTCCAGGGCTGTTCCTGGTTCATCCAAAATAAAGAAGTTTGCGCGTGGCAGGTTAGAAAAGCTCGTCATGGCAATACGAACCGCAATCGACACCAAGGTCTTCTCCGCTCCGGAGCCAAGCTCTATCGGCCTAAGCTCGCTCCCTGGGTGCTCTAGCAGGATCTCCAGCCTGTTATCGTCGGTCGCAAAATATGCTTTAAAGTCAACCACGTTCGCCAAAACATTATTAATCTGCTCGTTTATCAGGGACAGGTTGTTTTTTAAGATCGCAAAAGGTATGCCATTTGAACTCGTGGCCTTTAGATATAAATCATATACCTCATAATCCGCTTGTAGTTTTTTGATTTGTTTCTCTTCTTCCAGTAGGACCCCAAGGATCCCATAGATTGCCGCTTCTCTCCTGCTAGCGCCTTCATAGTCCTTATTGGACTCCTCAAGTCGCCTTTCCATCGAAACAAGGTGGCAGCCCTTTTTTTCCAAGAGTTCCCTAAGCTCTCTCGCCCTCGTTTCATTCTCTATATCCTTATAATATCTTGCCTTCTTGTCATCGATCTCATCAAGCTCGTCATTTGTTTTATTAACGCTCGTTTTACACTCTTGTATCTCGGCGTTTAATCTAAGGATCTTTACTAATAATTCCTTTTCTAGGAGTTCGCACTTTTTATACTTTTCGGCCCTCTCTGTTTCTTTTTTAAAATCTTCGCCACCTCTAACGCTCTCGAAAGCAGCAAGTTTTGCTCGTGCCTGCTCTTCGGCCTTTAGTTTCTTGCTTACGCCTTTTTTCGAATCCACCGCACCGACTATAAATCTGCACCCTGCAAACTCCTCGCATTCTTTACAAGGGACGCTATCAAGAATCTTTATTTTTTCTTGGTCTACCTCAATATCGCGTCTTATTCTTCTCTCTTCTTCCAAGAGCCCCGCAATCTCTTTTTCAATTTTCTCATACGTTTCTCTCTTCTCAAGAAAACCCTGGTAGTCGTATACCTCTATAAATTTTTCTATCTTTTCTAACTTGAGATTATATTCATCAATCTTAGATTGTTTGTCTTCTATTTCCTGCCTTACGTTATCAGAATGTAGGAGCAGGAACTCGTGCCTGTCCTTCAACTCAACTATATCTATGCCAAGAATACTGATATTGGATATTGCCTCGCTTGCTTCCGCAATAGCTTCTTTAATTTCGTGTATCAAACCTTTTTGTTTATCAATGCTGATTTTTATTTTTTTACAGTCTTTTTTAGTATCCTTTAGTTCTTCCTTGCTTTTGTTTATTTTATTCTCAACCTCCTCTAAGGACGCCTTTTTAAGGGCACCCTTCAAATCCCTGGTTTCTACTTTTACCAGATCATTTATCTTTGAAAAAACGTCCAATCCAAGAAATCTTGATAGGACTTCTCTCCGCTTAGTCGTCCCCTCGTTAATAAACGACAGGGAGCCCAGTTGGGACGATACTGACGTCAGCAAGAAATCCTCAAACCTTCCAAACACTTTCTGTATCTGTCTATCTGTTTCTTTCTTATCTAATTGATTTAACACCTCACCGCTAGTTACGTTTGCGAAGTGTACATCTGATTTGGCTTCAGGTTTTCCAGATTTTTTATACTTTTCAAGCTTTCTTTCAACAGCAAAAGATTGTCCGTCGATTTTAAGATGGACTTTGGCGTCAGCCCTATCTTTATCAGAGTTTATATAGTTTATGTTTTTCCTAACATTCTTAGTTGAATTGTTGAAAATAGTAAACAACAGAGTGTCAATAACACTAGACTTGCCAGAATAACTCTTTCCGAATATTCCTATTATACCGTTTAAGTCCTCAAAATTTATTTCGTTATTTTCACCATAATTAAAGAAATTATTCCACTCTATTTTGTCTATATCCCACTGAATTTGTTCCGTTGTAGGAGAGGAAGAGGCCACTAAGTGATTGTACTTCTTATTAAGTTCTAGAACCGCCTGAACTTTTTCATCGCCTACGTCATGAGCGCTTAAAAATTCTTCAAGAAATTTATTTTGTACGCCTGTCCCCGCCAAGTCGTCTTTTTCTATCTTTCTACCTTCAGCATCAAGTATACCAGTTAATTTACCCACATTATTTTGGATAACGACGCTCTCCGGTAACTGTTCTCTAATCTCTGACAATAAATCCTGCGTTTCTTTTGTGGTTAAGAGTTCATTTACCACAAGCCTGACTCGGGCCCCTCTTATATCCTCTTTTGCGCATTTTAGGGCCTTATTTTCTACAGAAACGTTGATAAACGGCCTTATATTTTTTACAGGGACAAATTCAGATACTATATTGTCTTTACTATTAATATTCCAGACTAAGAACCCCTTTTCGCGGTCCTCCGCAAAGTTTTGCTGGATTAAGGACCCCGGATAGGCGATTCTACCCTCTTTGTCCATATTCTGCCTCTTGTGGATGTCTCCCAACAGTACTAGATCGTGCCCCTCAAAACACTCAACATTATTATCCCCATTTTCCATGACCCACCCGTTGTCAACTGTGCATCCGCTTATCGAGCCGTGGTATAAAGCAATATTAATGGCTCCGCTTTCCGGTCTTGTCCAGTTTTCAGGATCTAAAATAGAAAAAACATTAAAGTTAACAGGAAGTACAGTTTTATCATTGTTTAAGTAAGAACCACACTTTCTAATTCCCGAATACTTCCACAATTCAATGTTTTTATCATTCAATGCGTCTACTATGGGCGTAATAGCGTCCAGACGAGCCTTAGCCTTGCAATTAAGATCATGGTTTCCAAGAATAATCTTCGTTGGAGCGATCTTTCCTAGCTCGATAAAGAGATCTGATGTCATTTTGACAAATTCCGGCGATATATCTGTCTTTGTGTGCGCTATATCACCAAGAAGGCAGATTAAATCCACCCTTTGTTCGCGTAACTTGACATATAAGTCTTCAAAAGCAGCCTTATACTCCTTATGATACTTATAATTCCTAATATGAATGTCTGCTATGTGCGCAATTCTCACTTCTAGCCCCTTTACGCATAAAAAACGTAGTTCAGCATGCACCCCTCTCTGTCTAGGCGCTGGGCGCCCGTTTTTCTCCGCTCAAAGACGTCTTTAGGCATCTCCGCTACGTCCTCATAGTCTCCGATTTCAATTTTATATACATCAATCCCATATTTCATGAGTTCTATAGCGATTTTATTCTCTTTTATGTGGGCATCCGGGTCAAGAGCCAAATAAACCCCGGTATCATTATTAACAATCTTAGAGAACAGCACAGAATTTACATTCAAAGTAGAACCCAATAAAGGTATGGTATTATATCCGGCCCTAATGGCATCAAACACACCTTCGACCAGCACTATATCATCATTCCAGTTAATGTACAAATCATTAAAGACAATATTCCTACTAACTTTTGGATTTTTGTACTTTAAAAAGTCTCCCGTATAGCTTCTTGCTATAAAATAATCAATTTCTCCTTCAATATCAAAAGAGGGTACGATAACTCTTCTTGCATATTCGCCAGTTGCACAATATCCAATCTTATTTAGCAAGATATCGTCCCGGGTTACCCCTCTTTCCTTAAGATATTTTTTAGCCATCAGGGCAGATCTGGGAACATCTTCATTTACTAGGCATATGTATTCTTCCGGAAGGACGACTTCTTCTCTTTTCTCGGTTTCCTCTTCAAAGATCTTATAAAAATCGTTGATATCAACAACTTCACCGGCTTCTAGCCATTCCTTTTTATCCTTGGGTTCTCCATATTTCTTAACAATTGCACTCAATGTGCTTCCAGAGAATCCACATGTCCAGCACTGAAACTTATTCTTCTCCACATTTACAGATAGTTTCTTTTTGCGGTGCTCGCAGGTAGGGCACGAGAACAGAAACTCCTGGTTCTGCTTCCTATACCTTCCTAAGATCCGCGATAGAACCTGTAGTTTTACCGTGCTTCCTTGCATTCTTTCCAAGCGCTTTTTGCTACGACATAGGCATCAGCCTTATCATAGCAGTACGGCTTATACGTCCCCGTTCTTGTGTACTCTATAACAAAACTGGGTTCGGCTCCCAAGACATGCTCCAAAACATGTTTCTTGGTGTCCTTTCCCTTGGGAACCTTTATACCACAGAGCTTTCTGGCTGTCGCAGAATTAACGTACTCCGGCTTGATTGAAAAAATCTCGAAGCACATAAGTGACGTCATCCCGTTAATCTTAGAAAGAACCGCAATTGTATTCGCAGATGAATACCCGCTTCTAAACGACTGGAGAGACTCTTCAATGCATATCCTTTCGACTTCGAATTCTTCTTTGATTTTTGTTAGCATTCCTTTGATTTGCTCACATACATCAAATATGTCCGGATATTTGCGCCTGTTTCTCGTGTCAACATAATTGGAATATACAAGTTCGCCATCGCGACTTATTATCGCAAAGCCAGTGGCGCTGGTGCTTACGTCCAATCCTAGAATCATGTGTCTAGCGTGAGCTTAAAGGTATAATCTTGTTCTTCAGTCTTGCGAACAGGTGTCCCCACTTTCGCAACCCCTATTAGATTTCTATCTTTATCAAAAATTGCTACATTTGAAATAAATGTCTGTTTTTGGAATGTTCCAGATACGTTATGAAAAGAGCTAGAAACAGTGTTTTGTATTCGTGCGACTTCGTTCTGCTGGAAAGCGTATATGTTCGTGCTCGTTGGGTATAGGCTCTGGCTAAACGCCAAATAGGTGGGGTTATTTGAATGATTTAGATGTGTCTTCGGTGCGTGCGCGAACATCGTCAACGCAGGTACTTCATGCACGCCCTCAAATTCAAGTTGGTAGCTGGAGATCTCAGCCTGCATAGGTCCTGCTGACTGTAAGAATGTTCGATCCGGCCCCACTCCGTTAAAGAAGTATTGCCATTGAGGCCAGTCCGTAATATGACTGCCGCTTCCTCCAACCCCACCGCCAGCGTCACCAGCGACTCTCTTATAAAAGTCTTTATTGTCATCATTCTCAGATAGCTTATAGCCTGTCCTTTTTGGGTCCGACGAGCCGCTCAATATAATGATTCCTTCATTATATAAGACCACTCCAACTGTCGAACTAAGCGGTACCGTAGCCGCCTGATTTCCACTTATTTGAATAAGATCCCCATTATGATAGAGATCATGCGCTTCAGCTATCTTGGTTCCAGAGATATAATATTTGAGCCTTACACTGCCCTTTCTAAGGCTATCGCCATAAAAGATCTTCGGTACATCAATTAAATTGTTTGTCACCGGAAATGCAGTATCATCTGGATCAAACTGCGTCGCCAACTGGTCAAGGTCATTATGGTTGGCCATATATTGTGGACCATATGGCCTATAAAAATCCATCGTGTTTCCTAGCGCTCTGCGCATCAGTGCCCCTGAAAACTCCATCGGATTCAACTTTCTAAAATTAGGATCTCCGACAATCAAGGATGACGAATAATCAGAAAACCTAGAGGGTACATATAAAAAGCGCTTCACCGAGGCCGTAAACGGATATTCTCCTCTCTGAGGAAGAACTGTGTTTGTTCCATCGGTATCCTTACTAACAACAACATTCTCAAACTCCGAGCCTTCGCCCAAAGCAACTATAATTGTAGACTGAGATACAACGTTGTACTCATATAGGTTTAAGGAACTACCCGAAACAAGAGGGGGTCCAATTGGAGTTGTTGCCGCAGTCTGCTTCTGGTTTATATACAAGGAGCCAGACCAAGAGAATATCTCATACTTGGGGTGAGTCCTCACTATATTCTTTAATACGTCGTTTCGCTTGAACTTATAAAACATGTCCTACTCCACTAATACTAAGTAGTTAAGCCCCTAATAGTTTTTACAGTTCAAGTACCACAAAAGAACTCAGTTGTCAATTACAAAAGGTCCGACTAATGAATTTATTTTTAGAAATCCAAGCGTGTTCTAAGAATTAGATCCGTTTCTGGCGATTTCTTGATTGGCTCGGAAAGCTTCGCCACAGCCATCAATTCTCCATTTGATGAATATAGACC